AAACTATTGTACATTTGGCAAGTTTCCCACGACAAAAAGTAGTAGAACAAAATCCAGCACTGGCTAGTGAGGTAATGTCTACTGGACTTATTAATTTGTTAGAATCAGCACGTACTCATAAAATAAAACGTTTTGTGTATATTAGTAGTAGCATGGTATATGGGGACTTTGAAAGTGATGTCAATGAAGATGCCTCTTGTAATCCTATTGGACAATACGGTATTATGAAATACATGGGAGAACAACTAGTTAAAGACTATGCTCGTAAGTACGGATTTGAATATGTTATTATTCGCCCAAGTGCTGTATATGGCGAATATGATGTAGAAGATCGTGTTGTCAGTAAATTTATGTTGGGTGCCATGCGTGGAAATACCTTAAAGGTAAAAGGTGCTGAAGAAGTATTAGACTTTACCTATGTAGAAGATGCTGCGTTGGGGATTGCACAGGCCACAATGAGTCCAAATGCTGCAAATAAAATTTATAATATAACCAGAAGCGATCAAACTTTAACTACATTAAAAGATGCTGCATATCTTGCAATTAGTATTGCAGGTAAGGGTACTGTAGAAATACAAGATAGAGATTTAAGTTTCCCAAAACGAGGAAGATTAAACATTGAACGTGCAGTAAAAGATTTTGGATATAGTCCAACAGTCAATGTAGAAGAAGGATTCCGTCGTTATTATGATTGGTTTCAACGATCATATTATTGGCAAAAAAAATTAGGAGAATAGAATGAATACAAAAGTAACGTCTGATTGGTGGTTAGACATGTCAGAAATTGAATTTTTTGCATGGTATGAAGACATTTTTACCAAAGAAGAATTAGATAAAATAGAAAAGTTAGTATCAGATGATGATCTTTCTGACGGAAAAATTGATGGCGATTTATTGGATGCATCAATAAGAGATAGTAAAATAAAATTTATTGATTCAAGTGTTCAAGAAAATCGTTGGGTGTTTGAAAGATTTACTGGAATTGTAAACAATGCCAATGAAAGATTTTTTAAATTTGATTTAAGTAGACTTGAATCTTTACAATATACCGTTTACAACGAAGGTCAGTACTACAAAGATCATATGGATATGTCATATCGCAATCCAAATAATGCTGTTCGTAAATTAAGTTTTACGATGCAGTTATCTGAACCAGATGATTATGATGGTGGAGATTTAGTTATTAAGCATGGTTCTACACCAGACATAGCACGTAAGAATCGTGGGGCAATTACATTTTTCCCTTCATATATTATGCATGAGGTAACTCCTGTAACAAGGGGTGTACGTAAAAGTATTGTTGGTTGGGTCACTGGACCACGCTGGAAATGATTTCAATACCATTCTTTGGAATTGATAGGCAATATCAATCAATCAAAGAAGAAATACTTGATGCTACAAACGAAGTACTAAAATCAGGTCAAGTACTTGATGGTATTTACACCCAACTTTTTGAGAACGCAATTGCAAGGCGTTGCAATAGATCATTTGCAATTTCAGTAAATTCTGGCACACAAGCTTTAATTTTTGCACAAATGGCGGCATTAAATAAACCACCATATTCTGTATTAATCCCAACAGTTAGTTTTGTAGCAACTATCAATAGTGTGTTGATGAATAATCACACTCCTGTGTTTTGTGAAATTGATCATAAAGGATTAATGGATTTAAGTACTGTAGACTACAGACTAGATGAATCTGTTGGTTCTATTATGTATGTAAATTTGTTTGGTAATTGCATTGATTGGGACAAATTTAGAATGCATACACAATTTTTTAATAGTGATTTAATTATCATTGAAGATGCTGCACAAAGTTTTGGTGCTAGTTACAAAGGCACACCAAGTGGTAAAATGGGAACAGTGAGTATTTTAAGCTTTGATCCAACTAAAAATTTAAACAATTATGGTTCTGGTGGAATGATACTTACAGACGATTTCAATATATACGAAATATGTAGGAATTTAAAAAATAACGGCAAAGCACGTGATCATGATGTGCCAGGCACTAACAGTAAAATGTCAGAAGTAGATTGTGCTCAAATGATGGTAAAACTCAATCATTTTGATAAATGGCAAAGAAGAAGAAAAGAAATTGCTGATTACTATATAAATGAATTATATCAATTTGTGGATATTATACTTCCAAATAAAGATGTTGATCATGCATGGCATAAATTTGTAATAAAATATGACAGCAGAACTGCGCTAAAACAATCATTAGAATTAAATGGAATTGAAACAAAAATTCATTATGATACTGCGTTAATTGATTACAATGTTGGTTATGGATATAGGAACTACACACATCATATGTATGATGAAACTGCTAAGTTTGTTAGAGAGTGTTTAAGTTTGCCTATGTACCCAGAATTGACAGATTCAGAGGTAGAAACAATAGTAGAAAGAATTAAGTATTATATTGATTAAATCTTTCTTTTAACCATGGCCAATCAAAACTTAACATTAACTTAGTATAATTACCATCAACTTCATTGTAATACTCCACAGCGTCTGCAGCACCCCTCAAACACCACTCGGCATTATCTCCATTAGCAACAGTTAACCATGTATCTAATCTATGTTCTGTTTCTAAAGTTGGTTCAACAGCCATAAAATGTTTTAATTTAATAACTTCTCTGAATGCAGTGCGCCAAGTCATCCATGGATCTGCGTTAAAATATGCAGTAGCACTCAATTGTGGCACAACTTGATGTGGTTGACTTAGAGTAAAATCTAATCCCGATTCTACAGTATCTAATACTAGTTTTTTATTATACGCAATAACTCCCATATGCCCATACTCAAGTCCATTAAGACAATTACGACTATGGAATATATAATGCTTTGGTTCTTGCCAATAATCTGGTTGCCAGTTAAAATTAAAATTCCCCATAATTTCTAATTTTGCAAATACTGCAAAGAACCATGGTGTAGTGCTAGCACGTGCGGCTGCGTGATATGCTGCGATTCTTCCATTTACATTTTCAACTCTATGCAATCTTTTATTTGATACTCTATGATTCATAATTACTAACAAGTGATCATACCAACGCTCTGCATCTGGCTCACCATTGCTAATATAAACAATATTTAAATCTTCATCACTTAAAAATATATCTTTGTCTTTATCTACATAAGGATAATCATAAATTTGTGTTTTAATGTATGCTTTAGATTCTTTTGGCACAACTGACACTGAACCATTATTAGAAAGACTTTCTATTTTTTTATCTTTTGGTGACCAAAGACATGGACTATCTGCAAAAAGTCCATAAAAACTTGTGTGATTTTCTGGAACAAAAACTGCGTATGGAAAATTAAAATCATTTTCTTTAATTGGGGTTACTAAAGTATCATCAGAATATCGTATAATTGGTGATTCGTGTCTAGGTGCATATTGATCATCACAATAATTAATAACATTAAACCAATCTAACATTTCTAATTCATACATTTGAGTTTTAAATGATTCAACATTAATATAAAACGTATCCCCACGCTTTTGTCTGTTAGATGGAAATACATGAATCATTTCAGATTGCCATGGTTCTGGTTGCCATGAAAAATCAAACTGACTGTAATCACATACAGAACTAGTAACCCATATGTATTCAGTGGTTGCTGTTGAAATTATACGCTTTAAAGTATCAAAGTAACTATTTGCATATCTAGTTATTTTTAATTTAGGAAATCTTCTTAATAAAGTTTCACGAAATGGTGCTTCGTCATTACCATGATCAATATAATATATAGCATCTCCATCACCTTCTGCACGAACTAATTGATTTGACACAAAATTAAGATTGGGAAATTCTTCTAGCCCCTTTGCCCATTTAATATGACGTTCAAATTCCCATTTATTAATTAAGTATGTATCAGACCATTTGTTCCATTGACTTGGAAATATGTGAGTCATGGAATGCTGCCATGGCTCTGGTTGCCAATCAAAATCAAAATCTGAATAATTGTTGTCACTACTAATTACCCAAAATCTTGCAGTGTTGGCACGATTAGCACATCTCTTGATAGTATCAAACATACTATTGGCATAACGAACACGCTGAACATGTGGGTATTCATTGATAACACTAGCAAATCTAAGTCCAGCGTTAGTATTTCCCTTATCAATAAAGAATATATCTAACGTAGATAATTTTGCTCTTATATCACCAATAAATTTTTTTTCAGTCGCACCTGTAACATGATATTCAATAGTACTACTACGCTCACCTTCCCAATGTTGATTTCCAAACACATAGATATATGGTGGATCAAATGGATCAGGACACCAACTGTAATCAAACTCAATTGGCACATCGCTATTGTTTACCCAATTTTTTGTAGTTTCTGGTAATATAGCAGATGGCTCATAAAGATACTTTCTTTCAGTGGCACCATCAACATGATATTCCACTGTTGGCATTCTTTCTGGACCATACCATTGATTTCCAAAAACATAAATGTATGGTGGATCAAATGGATGTGGTCGCCAACTAAAATCAAAACTTTTTATATTGTGAAGAGTTATAAATTGTGATTCATCTGCAAGAATGGGCACAACATTTTGATAAAATTTCCACTCTTTATTTTGTACAGTATCTTTATTTGTAAAATATGCTCCCCCATATTGATTCCATTGGGTAGGCCATACATGAATATATTGTGATTCCCATGGGGCTGGTCGCCACTCAAAATCAAATTTTGAGTAGTCATTATCACCATAAATAAACCAGTAGTACTTAGTTCTACTTAATGTTGCCGCATGTTGCAAATCATCGGCTTGTTTTTCAAACGCAAATAAATTCGGTTTCTTCCCACTATAAAAAACATCAAACATGTATAATATTCACAGTCATTATGAAAATTTAATTTCTTTTATTAAAACAATAATCCCAAACTTTAGATTGGTTTACTTGCATCCATTTGGCACGTCAAATGTAGAAAACATGGAACAACACCATACTGGAGTTGATGGCCCAACTTTTTTATGTTATGATCAAGAGCCATTAATATTAGAACACAATAAAAATCTTTTTGATTACATTAATGAACATAAATTTAAAGAGCAATCCATAGTATTACTTAACACCGAAAAAGATAGCGAAGAAAAAAATACTATTTTAAACAAATATGGATTTGTAGATTGTTATTATTTCTTTCATATTTTTGCCGCAGCAGATTGGTACAGAGGTTCCCAATATTACTACAATTTTACACCAATCTCAAGTAGAAAAATAAACAAAAAATACATAACTTTTAATCGTCTTACTGGTAATGCTCGTGTATACAGAAGTTATTTTGTTAGCGAATTATCTAAATTAAATTTATTGGATAAGGGACATGTAAGTTATAGTGAAGTTTGCCCAGAACATGGGCATTATCAACAAAATATTATTCAATCCATTTCAAAATATAATGTACCAGAATCATATGCATTAAACACAATAGATGAGTTAAACACTAAAGTAAAATTCCCTTTAAGAATTGATAGTAGTACCGAAACCCAAATACCAAATAAAAGCTTTGTTCTAAGTGCAATACCAGAAATGATGGAAAGTTTTCTACATGTAGTTACAGAAACATGTTTTTGGGAAAATAAAAAACATTTAACTGAAAAAATATTTAAACCAATTGTTGCAAAACAACCATTTGTATTGTTGGGCTGTGCTCACAATTTACAATACTTGCGTGAATATGGATTCAAAACTTTCAATCATTGGTGGGATGAAAGTTATGATTCAATTGAAAATCCTATAGAAAGAATGCATGCTGTAGTAAAAATTGTTGATAAAATTTGTTCTATGACAGACAAAGAGCTTTTTATGTTATTACTAGATATGCAAGAAGTTCTTGAACACAACTACAATTTATTTTACAGCCAACAATTTATTAATAATGCATGGAACGAATTAAAAAATAATATTATAAAATCAATTGTTCAACTTCCACCTGAGACTTTTGAAGAAATGCCACACCACAATCAGACCGGTACTCTTTACCGTAAAATACATGGGTTATCCCCGATTGATATATAAGTTTTGCGCACTCTATACACGGAGCGTGTGTAATAAAAATATATGCTCCATCTCCAGATTCTGTTGATCTAGCAAGTTTTGCTAGTGCATTCATTTCTGCATGAAGAACTTCTGGTTTAGTTTTTAAAGTACCATCTTCTTGAACATCTTCACAAACATTAGACCACCCTGATGGCATTCCATTGTAACCTATAGAAATAATTCTATCATTTTTGACTACTATAGCACCAACATGCAATCGTTGTGCTGAACTTAATTCTGCAAATGTTTGTGCTGTTTGCATATATGCACGTTTAAATTTGTCTTTCACTCAACACCCATTTGTTTACGAATAGAAGTTGCTGATATTGCCTGTGTGGCATCATCAAATTCTTCCTGTTCAATAATGTATCCCACATCTCTACCATATGTTATGTTTACAATATTAGGAACTACAACTATTTCATACATACCTTTATATTGTGGATCAAGATCAGCACGAATATATTTTTTAACTTCTTCTAACCCAAAAGGATTACTGTGATTCCACCCTTGACAATCACGAATCATAATACAAACCTGTCCAGTCTTCTTAATAGCACGTTCAAATAATGCACGATGTCCTGCATGCCATGGTTGCCAACGTCCTAGCATTTGTACAGTAGGTTTGCGCCAATCAAATATAGGATGTTCTGTGATACGTGCTGTGCCATCATCTATAGCCAAATACCCTTCGCAATAAACATTCCATTTTTCTATATTATTTTCTATTGTAACTTCATCACGCATTGGTACTTGAATATCTAAATGTTCCACAAGATATTCTTTTCCATTTTCAAACACACGCCACACTTTTTTACTTCCATTGTGTTGATGATTAAATCTAATGTGATATTTGTTCATATATTACCTTTGCCCATTTACTTGCATCTTGTTCTGTTACTCTTATATTATATTTTTCTGGTATTACGAATGCTTTATTTGTATCTTCGTATTTACTTTTATCAATAGTATCAACCCATATTGTATAATGAGCAGAAAAATTTTCTCTCATAACGGGCAATGGACACACAAAATCACATATAACATACTGACTGTACATTTTATCTGCTAATTCTTTCATGCGAATACTTTGTCTAATCCTTCCCTCATCGCTGAAATCCCAATCATCATATGCTTGGCGAACTAGATCAGCATTAAACCATTCAACGGTTTTGCCTTTATCTTGCATTACATTTCTAAGTTCTTCTGCTAGTGTTGTTTTTCCAGCACCGGGTAATCCCATAATTAAAATACGAAAAGTCATGAAAACACCTTTACTCCATATTTTTGTTCAAACCTATCTGCATCACTACGGTCATTTACCATGGGTTCGCCTTTAATGTTAAGACTAGTATTAAGCAACATAGGGCAATCAGTCATCATAAACCATTTCTCTAAGAGTTCTCTGATTCCCGAACCGTCTTTTGGAACCGTTTGTACTCTACTTGTCCCATCAACATGACAGATAGCAGGAAACAAGTCAGGATGCTTACAATGAGCGACTGACTGCATATAACGGCTATTATTCCACCCACTGTAGAAATCAAAGTACTGATCAGCCATCTCTTCCAATATGACAGGGGCGAAAGGTCTGAACTTTTGTCTGCGTTTAATTTCATTTACACGATCCTTTATATCAGCGCCACGAGGGTCTGCTAGTAAACTGCGATTACCTAACGCACGAGGTCCAAATTCAGCTTTACCATTAGCCACACCCACAATGCCACTAGACAGTAATTCATCCAAAAGGGAGTTGACAGGATATGGTCCTGGAATAAGATGCCCCAAAAAAGCGTTGGTCCAATTAATCCGTTTACTATAAGCCAATGCTGCGGCACCAAGACTACTACCAGCGTCGCCAGGATTAGGCATAATCCATATATTTCCAAAATATTCACCAAGACTCCTATTTGCTAAACAATTGAGTGCTACTCCACCCATATATACTAAATTATCACTCCATTTATAATCGCTTGCACGACGCATTACATTGTAAACCAATCGTTCTAATAATTTTTGTGCAGCCGCTGCTATATCTGAATCATGAACATCTTGAAAAAAATTTTTTTCTACCCCAATATGTAAATTATGTTTAAATGTAGATTCCCATTCATTCAATACTAAATGATCTTGCATAGAAGCTGTGCAATAAGAAGTACCATATGCGCTCATTCCCATCAAAATATATTCATCTTCGTTTGGTTTTAATCCTACTCGTTGAGTCATTGCAGAATAAAATAAACCTATACTGTGTGGATATTTTTGACTCCATAATTTTTTATAATGAGCAATACCACGACTATCATATTTTGCACCATAGATACTAATTGTATCCCATTCACCTATTGCATCAATAACTACAACTGTTGCACGATCATAAGGACTTGTTTGAAATCCCGCAGCCGCATGACTTAAATGATGATCATATGAATTAATATAAACTCCATTCAAATTGTGCCACGGATCAATTATATTATTTTCTTGTATTACTCGTAGATGTTTACCAAGCTCTCGTCGTAAACATTGTTCGGTGTTTATTGCACCCCAATCAATTCCTTCACCAGAGTACCATTTACGTAATTGTTTTTTGAATGGGCTTTCGTAATATGCAATTGCGCCTATGTGATATTTTTCAATATCAGCAATAAGACCAGAACTTATATGTGCGTCATTTTTTATTTTGCTATAACGCTCACTATGCCCTGCAAATAATATATCACCTTGTGTATTAATTACACTGATTGCAGCATCATGATATCCAGCCGATACGCCTAATATGTTCATTTATTTTATTTGCTATTTGTATATGACCATCTTGCAGTGGATGCCCTTCTGGTCCTTTGGGACAATCGCCCATCCATTCCACAAACCCTTCGTTGGGCCACCCAAGATAACATGGAAGTCCATTTCCATTAGCCATTCGTTGAATATCAAATGCACTAACGAATACATGTGGTATAGACTTAGAATCTAAATATGCATGTAATAACTGAGTCTGTGTTATAAATTTCCAATAAGCCCATTTTTCGTCCCATTCCCTAAAAACTTCATCTACAATTAAACCGTATTTTCTGTAACTAGAAGGAGTGAGATGTTTGTCTCCAATTTCTATTCTGTTTGGAGATGTCCATGCAATGATTACTTTATCATATTTTTTTTCTAATTCAATTGTTAATACTGTTGAACGAATAATATAATCATTGCTTGCACCAGATTTTGCTATATTCACAGAGTTTGGAATATAATCAGCCCATGAAATGGGACTTTCTTCACCAGTTGTAAAACTGCAACCGTTAATTAAAATCATTTATATGTGAAAGGGTCACGTTTTCGTAGTTCTCGTAATTTTATACGATACCTAATTTCTAATTTGATTCTGTTCCATATATGTTTAATCCATTTCATTGAAAGCCACCCCTAAAATAATATTTATTTTGAACTATAATCATATCCAGGTTTCATCATATCTATCTGCCTCTGTTTATAATTCATATCTGTCCAACAATATTCGTATGTTTTAGATATATCACCAATCTCAATTTTATAAATGTCTAAATGATTTGATAATATATTCCAAACATCAAACTCACTAATAGTGCCAAAACTTTCACGAATAGTAACCTGACCTAATGGCAAATAACCCAAACTTAAATTCACATCTGTTGGATCATAGTTATTTTTACGAAGCCACTCAGTAAAATTATCCATTAAATTATTATGCCATTCCCTAACACCACCATACACTATGTCTTTGCCCCATTCCACATCAAACTCACCACTATAATATTTTAATTCAGTTATTGCTTCGCAGATGGCATCAGTTAAAACTGGAGCACCTTCGTCCCTAAAAACTTCAAATAATGTCTTGCCAATCTGAGTCCAGTGCATATACACCCCACCAAACACCCGATCATAACCATTGATCGCAAATCCTGTTCTATGTTCAGGTTTTAATTCATGTCTTGTTGCATGAAGAAACGTAGTAATTTGGCTTGGGCGGATCCATTCTGGTGCAGTAATTTGTTTACGTTGACTTAAACATAAACTTTCCATTTCGTGACATATATTATTCAATTGTCTGATTGCATATTTTGTTTCGTAATCTGCCAATTTATAATAATCACTAAGATTGGCTACTGTTCCTTGTAAAATTTCAAAATGATTATGAAGTCTGTTCATAACACCATGCTTAACAAACAATCCATATTCATATTCACCAAGAGGGTATTCATCCCCAAAACGAACAGTGTCTGGTGTAAAATAGTCTTCAATCAAATAAGAGGATAATCCAGCACGTTGCCACACTCCACTCATATTAAACAAATTTATTTTATAAACTGCTGCATTTAACTCATTACACAAATAAGTTAAATTTCTTGCTGTTCTAGGAAATCCCATAAAACAGAAATTTTTTTCTATTAGCTTGCCACTAATCAATTCTTGTTTAAGTGCTGCTACCCAATCTAAAGCTAACAAACTATCATTTGGCTCTATGGTATAATCAATTAAATCATTTTTATCTAATGGATTACGCAATACTACTTTAATTGATTGATTGCCACCACTCATATACATCTCGTCTCTTTGAAAGTATTTCATCCATAGTGATAGATTGACTACGGATAGCTTCTAATTGTAACACACGAGCCTTACCTCGTGCAATACCTTTTTGATATTCTTCTTCGCCATATTGCTCTTGAAAAGTAGGGCGTGTTTTAAGTTGGACTAAGATATCCTTTAACGGACCGGGAACTTCGGCTAGCAATATTTCATCTACCCAACGATCTAATATCTCTCTGGGCAGGGCTAAAGGTGACATAACTATGTCCGGGCTAAAACTAAAGACAACCTTGGCCAGGATGTCAACGCCCAAATCGTTACCTAACTGCTGTATATTTTCTACTTCAAACATACCCGGAAGGGTAAGTGTGAAGTCTAATCTCATTTGTCTTCTGTGCGTAGAGACTCTAATTCCTTCTTTAAAGTTTTCAAGCCATTCTTCGTATTTAAGACCTGTTCTAACATACTCTCCAATTCTTTTCGTACCATCAATGCTTGCACATATTTGCCAATCACGTAACCCAGAAAGAATGTCCCTAAAGAGATTAATACCTCTATAGTTGGTTCTGCTGAGATTTGTATTATATCTTGCGTAGACACGTTTTCCATCTCCCAATTCAATAATTCGCTGCATATATTTCCAATGTTGTTCGTACATGAGTGGTTCTCCCCCAACCCAATATACTTCTTCAACACGGTGTTCTTCTACTGCGTTTGCAAACTCTGTTTCAATTTGAGTGTTTTGGAAATCTTCAATTTGTTTTTTGATTTCAGGTTTCATCCAAAAATTTTTTGGATTAGTCCAATCAATCATATTGTGCTGTTGTTGTTCACTTTCCCAACTACTAGAAAGCATGTCGCCACACATACGACATTTGAAATTGCAAAGATTACTAAATCTGTAATCCCATGAAACAGGTTTCATAGTTGTATACCCTGTTTCGTCAGTAGTTTCTAATATCTGATTGTACTTATGTTGAAACAAATTGTTAAAATAATCTCTGTAAACGCTAGTATTCAGCAGTTTATCATTACATACTTCACACTCTGGTAAGGTTTCTCCGGCAAGCATTCGTCGGCGAACCGATTTCATATGCTCATTATTCCAATGTTCGTCCAAAGTAATAGGTATGTATACTCCAGTGCCTTTGCTGGTATCAATATACTGCTGAAAATTTTGTGCAGGTTCCCTACTGGCACAGCACATTCTGCGTTCTGTCTGTGGACTTAGGTATGTGTGTGTCCACAGTGCCATGCATAGAGTTTCAGGTTTTTGCAATTTCTTGTCCTGCCATTTTAAAATACTTTACTAAATCTTCGTAATCTGGATGAGATGGATTGTATATATTTTTATCTTCAAATATAGTCTGATCCCATGTTCCCCAATTCCACATTTTTTGTAAATTAAATTTTGGTATTCCCAATTCTTTGCATAATTTGACAAAAAGTGGAATTTCTTTATAGTTGTCTTTTTGAACTACAAAATCTGCAGTGAGTTGTGTAGAAAACTTATTACGTTTTATAACATCCCTAACCCACACAGTATTGTCCAATAATTTTTCCCAACTACCATTTACACGGATGCTTTTGTAGGTTTCCTTTGATGCTGCATCAAAACTTATTCTTAATTCACTAATGTATGGCAATAAATCATTCACAAGTTTACCTTTTTGTTGAAGTAAACTGCCATTTGTTTGAATTACATTTTGAATGTTAATTTTTCCTGTGCTTATAATATAACTCATCAATTGCAAATATGGTTCGCTCATAAACGGTTCACCACCAGCCCATCGTATTGTCACTAACTGATCTTGAATTTTATCAATAATTTGATGAGAAATTTTTTCTACTAAGGAGTTGTTGATTGGTCTAATAATGTAGTCTTCATTCCAGTTAATGACTTCAGTTCTACAACTTGGACATTTAAAATTACAAGTGTAATCAAAATCAAATATGATATTTTTTGGTATACTGTTTACTATTAAGTTGTTGCTATACTCATACTTTAAAGGAGTTAAGTCAGTTGGGTTTTGTGTATATGTTGATTTGTCTATTTTTCCAAAAAACCCACATATACTATGATTACAATAATAATACCTATTAGATAAAATTTCTTGTCGTATTTTTTGTGCAGATTCAGAATTTAAAATATCAAATATATTTTCAGTTTCTAAAATATTTCCAACAAATATTGGTATCCAACTGGGAGATTCGCAAATAAACACATTACCATTTTGATTTATACCAATGGTATCCCAAGGGGCAGTACAGGCGTGGACACTGTTTAAATTTTTGTTAAAAAATACTTGTTTCTGTCTTGTTTGATTTGCAATGGATAGTTCGTTAGTTTTTGGAGAAACTACATTCTGATAATTTTGTTTCATCTTATCAACAAAAAGATCAAGTTCTTCTTGAATAGACTCACTCAACGAATACTTGTTGGTTATGAATTTATCATAAGAAGGCCAGTCTGCTCCTTTAAATGAATTATATGTAGATTCATCAATAAAATTTTTATAATTGTCTAACATTTTTGTCTTTAAAAACTGGTAATTTTGGTAAGTATGGATAATCACTTTGAGTCCACACTCTGGGTTCTTTTTTTACTGCCTCATCAAATTTGTCTATACCAAGTTGTGCGACTTCTGGTGTCATGTAATAATGATACCCAACAGTAGATATATCTTGACTCATCCACGGACTGGTTCTGACTCTACCATCACAACTCATTTTTATTAATTCATCATATGCATCTCTATCGTCAGTTAGTATCATGCCTCCCTTGGCAAGACTGAGGTGTTTTTGAAATTGGAAGGAAAGACACATAAAAGTGTTAGGGATATACCCATCACGTTTCCAATACACTGCAGCATCAATGATAGGAGTATTGCCAATAAAGTAATAATTAGTCCAATTATAATTTTCAAAATCCCATCCTAAATTAAGTTTTTCAAATGTAAAAGGGATTGAAATATAGGTTTGTGCAGGACAAGATACCCAATCTGGTTTTAATAATCTGAGACACAATTCAACTGCATGAGTACAACAATCAACAGATACAGCATATTTTGCTCCATAGAACTCAGCAACAGTACGTTCAAATTCATCCAATATATTCCATGGATTTCTGGTCACCCTATCCAATAAACGAAATGGTTCTGTCATAGTAATATTGTGCTATTTGTTGATTAACATTTATATCAGGTATATGAAAATATGGTCTATACTCTCTAGTATCAGCATAGTCCCATAAATTTATATTGCTAAAATTATCTTTAAATTTTAAAAAATATTGTTCGGGGTTTCCACCAAATGATTTGTGCTCAAATCCACCTTTATCAAAAATAAATTTTATTTTACTATCTGATAAATTTTGCAACGTGTTTTCAATTATACATTTATTTTCATATATTGCCAAGTTTAAATCAAAAAAATTGGCGTAATATTTTTTTAATATATCTTTTTGATTATCATTAAACTCCGTTGTATCAAAAGAATGCATTGAATAACAAACTAATTTTTTATTTTGAAATTGTTCGTGGAGATTTTCATCTGTATTTGAATTCATAGAAACTTGATTTCTAGTGCAACTTGTTCCAAAACAGATTATCAAATCTGGCATTTTTGAAATGGCATGATTTACCTGTATGTTTATTAATAAATTAGATGCACAAACGGATGATAAATTTACTACTGTGGCAATGCCATTTAATTTTTGTGAAAATATCTCTACCCAACATATTCCCTTATAATCTGGGTCTGGCGTACTAAAACTATCCCCACAAATGTAAACATTTTTTAATTTCATTAAATATTTCCTGTTTTGAGTATATGTATGGTGTTAGATTGTATTTTCTTGGTTCATTGTTTGATGTTATTTTTAATGATGGAAAAAATACTTCTGCTATTTCGCCAGTACTAATTGGATCAGAAACTAAATTTATTTCTTTTATTGAATTATTTACCGCATTGTTTATATCAAAACAAAGATTGCTCAATGGGTACCATTGCAAAAACGATAAAGGATTTGTATCATTCAAATATTGTTTATTCACCAAATCATACAACACATTTTTCTTTATATTTTCACCAACTAACGTGCTCAGTCGTAATATATGATATTCCTTAAATTGTTTTTTGATATGGTTTTCTAGTTTTAATCTGTTTTTTCCATATATAGATTCGGGGTAAGAAACTACATCAACTGTGCTAATTAATACAAACCTAGTTGCTTGTATTTTATCTATATCTTCTATTAACTTATCAATTAACTTTTCATCAATGTATAAATTGTTATTTGCAATAATACGATTTGATGAAGGAGCGGCACAAACTACCATTTCAAATGTTTTACCAAACACTTCGTGTATGTTGGACGAATCACAACTATAGTCAAAATTTATGTTATTCGCCAATGAAGTGCCAATCGTCCCCTTACCAATCAATAATTTCATTATTCTATAAAATTTAAAATGTCGCCCACAATTTCATCATTAATTCTTTTCACGACCTTTTGTTGGTCAAAAAATAAATTATTATTATGTTTCAATTTTTGTTCAGTTATCCTATCATTAAAAACTATAGGATTATTAATAATATCATTTACCACACAAGCAATTGCACTTAATCTACTATCTGAATCTACTATATCATCATATGATTCATCTATAATATGATCCATAGTTTCAAATCCTTCACTCTTTAAATATTTAAGTGTTCCAACAGACCCCCAAACAAGAAATGGGTGATAAAATGCAATCGGTTTGAATAACTTTTCTGATACAAAAGTTGGTGAATCAATCATTGTTTCTACCGCAATTGAAAATCTTGTTGAATCATACCACCATGGATTCATATATCGTTCCCAATTAATACTAGAAGGAAACGAATTAAAATCTTTATCACCTGCAATTTGAATGCCACGTTTGGAATAACTGTATAATGATTTATCTAAATGATGCGACAACTTTTCAAATATAGCATCACGATGTGGTTTAACTAAATTCATCATCATTAAAAATTGATGCTCAATATTTTTGTTTGGTTTATACTCATGGTACCTCAAATGTCTATACCATAAACTTTCGTTATACCTACACCAATTTTGATTTTTTAATGTAAGAACCCCATCATCTACATGACTTCCAGTATAGACATCATTATCCCATAAATGTTCAATTACTAATTTATATCCATTATTAATCAATTGCTGGCACCATTCTTCCGCTACATTCATATAATTGACAACCACAAAAGAATCATGTGGGGAATGTTTATCAGTGTGTTCAATGTATTTTACATCAAACGTTTCTTTTAAGATTGGCATAATCCATGGCCAATCAAAATTGGAATAATCAGTAAAAGACAACAATAAATTTGGTTTACTCATATCCCATTGCCAATGCAATTTCTAAATGTGTGTCTTTAAAATTCTGATTACGATAGGTGTCGGCACGTTGCATTTTTTCTAAAAACTCTTTACCATCACTACCAGTTCCATTTTCAATAAATTTAATAATAGAATCAATTTCTCGTTGATAGAAATCAGATGTCCAAAATGTAGTCTTTAATTTATTCAATACTAATTCCTGTGCTGCTGGAGTCATCTTTTGAATACTCATATGATCAGGACTATGCATCATATTGAAATAGATATTATCAAACCCCTTGCGATCAGCCCACGCTAATAGTTCATCTAGGTAATACACATTTTGAATATTCACAGTAAAGCAAAGTTGTGTAGTAATATTATCATTGTGCTGTTTTAACGAACTAATCCATATGATGTTATCATTTACCTCTTCCCATTTAGCACCATAACGTTCATATTCAAACCGCTTGCGTACATTGTCAACACTAAATGCAATATCTACACGACCAAAATGTTGCCATAGATAGGATTCATCTGGTTCTATAGTGCCATTTGTATTATAGTGTATATCAATATTTTTGCTGTAACCTTGTTCAACAGCAAACTTTAATAAATCAAAATGTTCTTGAATTAGGAATGGTTCTCCCCCAGTGAATTCAAAATACTTAATGTTTGGTAATAATTTTTTTAAATTATCCCAAAAATTTGTGTCGGGATTTCTAGGCCATGCACCTTGTTTTAACCATTGATATGCAATATGTTGTTTTTTATCAAATTCTTTGGGCATATATTTGAGTTCTTCATCTGCCCACTTACTACTAGACCATGATCCACAAATACGACATTTAAGATTACAAATGTTTCCTAGTTTTAAATCAAGAAACCATAATTGATCAGGATCATCGTTTGCCCAATCTACTTGAGTATATAATTCTTTTAATCTAACACGACTATGCATACGTTTGCTGGTTCTGTCTGCAGCTTCTTCATCCCAACATAGTTTACACGTAGCAGGTTTTTCTCCTGCACGAAACTGTCTGCGAAGATTTTGCATATACTCACTATGATAGATTGTTTCTAGGTTGTCTTTATTCAAGTCAAATTTAGTACCATCTTCTTTGGTAATCTCTTCACGTGCGAGGCAACAAGGACGAGCAGTGCCTATAGGACTAGTCTCAATACTAATCCATGGTAACATGCATATTGTTTTAGGTAATTCCATTTAGTTCAGGGAACACTTTCCAAAAATTTTCTTCTCGTGCAACATCTAATTTATTTGTGTGATCAACAAAAGTTTTCCATTTAATACTTGCATTATTTGATTTCATTAAACTAATTAAACTCTTATATCCAGATGTAGCTCGTTGTAATTTATCTTGTGGGGTAAGCCATTCTAGATGTTTCTCATACGCAGGGATTACTACTTCATTTTTAAATTTTTCTGGTAGTATATCCACACGGTACCATTCTGGGCTTTGGCAAATATTAATATTCCAATCTTTTGCGTTAATTAACCCCAACTCAGTCCACTCTTTATGAAAGTCTAATACATGTAATACATTCATTACACTTACAGTGGAACTTACATAAAAATCTACGTGAGGAACTTCTTCTATCATTCGTTTACGATTTGATAGAGTTTGTTCCCAATTAGTTCCCTTGCGCATTAACTCTGCACGTTTACCACTAGCATCTAGACTAGCACCGACACTGACATTTTTAAAATGTTTCCAATAATCAAATACGTGTTTGTCTTTATATCTTAGTTCACTGAAATTTGTATTGTATTGAATACGTATATCTGTTTTTCCCAATTCAATTAATTTTTCTAACAAAAAATAGTGTTCCTTCATTATTAAAGGCTCACCTCCTGCGAAATAAACTTGTTCCAGATGGGGAATATGCGGGAGCATCTGTTCAAGCATAGCATCTTCATCTCCTGCAGTGTATTCAACCCTAGACATATCACGACCCAACACATCAGGCTTACGATTGTACAACTTAACATGATCATTGTACCAATTACTACTGAATATAGGACCGCAGGTACGACAACTGAAATTACAGAGATTACTAAATCTAACATCCCAATACCTTATTTTAAATTCTGGGTGAGTTCCATCCTGTTGAGTTTTATCTACTTCAGATATGTGATGCCCATAATTTCTATTACTATCATTACGCATACTAAATGCACCATGTTTTTCTTGCTCGTAGCATTTGGTGCACTCTTTACATGGTTTATCTTGCATCATGTTTTGTCGCATTATACGATATGGTTCTTGATTCCAAACTTCTTCCATCGTATTTTTACGCAAATCGCCTAATGGGTGCCAATATTCGCTGAGACAACAAGGATATGCACGACCATCAGGAAATGCATGCATGTGAACCCATGGCATCATACAAAAATGGTCACTCTCAACAAGCCTATTCCAGTGTTCCTCTGTTAAATTTTCTTTTTCAATAAAATAGGGGGCACGTTCATTATATACATACCCTTTATTATAAAATCCTTTTACACTCATATATTATTATACCAATCTGCTAGTGTAGGAAATGTTTCTACAAAATTTTTATTGCGCCTTTGATCATATTGTGTATAGAATTGTTTAAAATCTCGTTGTAACATATGTTGTTCGGCTGCACCACTGTGTGGAGTTTTAACTACGTCAAGATAATCAATTAAACGTTGTGTATGATTACGTTCGTGTTCATGCAGCCATTCATTATCATTTGCTGCTAACCATGCTTCTAAATTATTTTTGTGTCTTGTTCTATGTTCATCGGGTAGTACCAATGGACTTTGAAATGAAGGGAATCTAAGTATGTTTAAAGTGAAATTTGGAAACTCTTTACCATAACACATCTTCCATTGTATTATACAGTCTAAGAACTCTGTTAAACTTTCTAAGCATAGTGCGTTAATGGTGCACATAATGTGTAATCCACGCATTTTTACTACACTGTAATTGTCACATATAAGTTCTATACTATTAGCCCAATCGTCCCAAACCAATCCGTCTCTAATATACTCTGCATGTAACCCGATAGATTCGTTACTAGTGTATAGGTCAATGGGTGCGTCCACACTGTTAAAAAGGCGATCAATATCAACTTGTGTTCCTAAATTAGAATTAATTGCTAGTCGTGTATTACTTTTACCCTTATTTTCTTTGAACCAGTCAAGTAGTTTCCAAGTGTATCCCGACATGAGTGGTTCCCCACCTGTAATACGCAATTCATTTAACGTTTTATAGAGGTCTGATTCCCACCACTTGAAGAATGCCTCCACATACGGATTAGTTTCACCGAATTTATACAATTGAGCACTATCATGAGGGTGAGTAAAATGATTCCTACCATCTGACTCCAAGTTAATGTAGGGTCCATTATTGTTGATGTCCCGTACCCAAGTAGAACTGAATGCAGGGTTGCAATAACTGCAAGCAAACTGACAAGTACGATCAAAACTGATTTCAAGAGTGCGAAGATTGATATCTTCGTTTGAGTATGTGTTGAATGCATTATTTAAATCCTCATCTGAATAAATTACGGTTTTGTAAACTCTATCACTAATATTGTCTCTACCAATATCTTCAATTTTCCAACAATACTCACACCCCGCTGGTCTTTCTCCACGTTGCATTTGAGCACGTTCTAATTTTTTTTGTGCAGTATTATGTATACCCTTTGGATTGACAAGAATATCCAGTTCAGGTATTTTATGCGGCAGTGGATGATGACAACTAGTAGTCATACCACTACCCAACCATATGGTTGCATTATACCATTTTGCTCCACAAAATGATTCTGATTTAATATCAATCACTCGGTGTTTATATTCTAAATCTGTTTCGTTATTAATTTTGGGCATAATATCTACATTCATCCCAGAATTCTTTCATTTCTGGAAATGTTGTCAAAAAGTCTGTTTCTCTGCGTTTATCGTGTTCGTTAAAGAAACGATAAAAGTCAGCACGTTGTAGTTTAACATATTCTGGTTGCAATTTCCAACCTTCTTTCATCCAATCTAAGACACGTTGCAATCTTTGTACTTCGTAGTCCTTAAACCCTTGAAATGGTTTGTCTGGTGTTTCTAAATTGGCATTCATCCAATCCACCACGTCTTGTAATCGTTTGGTATATACAGGAGGAAGTATCTGTAGGCTTTGCCAAGTTGGTTGGCGTAATATTGGTGTGTCAAACCAAACTCGCTGATAAGTGGTGCTATGAATTTTTCTCAAATCCAATATCATTTCTAACAGTCTTTTTAATCCCAAAATATTTAAATTACTCATAGTGATGATAAAAGTTAAACTGTTACGATATGGTATTTCTTCTAAAAAATGATCTGCCCTTTTAATAACCTTCCAAAATTCCATACCATTACGAATATATTCAGCCTGATCTCCCCATGAATCTAAACTAACATACTGCATAAAATGTTCTATATTAGTATTGCATAATTGTTTTACACACTCAAGATATTTGTCCCATAAAATTTCATTAACACTAAAGTTACTTGTAACATCAATATGTAAATCTGGTTTAGGAAATGCTAACACATAATCAAATACCTTATAAGTGTTTTTATCTAATAGTGGTTCACCACCAGTCATGCGAAAATGTTTTAATTTTGGATATAGACTCGGCCACCACTCCCAAAAAGCGTCCACGTATGGATTATCCTCTCTAACAGGAATCGGTCGTCTAATACCCGAAAAATAAGAAGGGTCATTATGAAGATTACTAGTGGGATATGCTCCATACCTAGTAATTTCATCAGACCAAGTGCTACTAAACTGAGGGCTGCAATAACTGCATTTAAGGTTACAAGCGTGATTAAAATTGACTTCCACGTAACTTGGTATTTCATCTTCTTCTCCAGTACTGTTAACTATACGATCAAAATGTTCTGCTGCCCAAGGCTCACCGCTGCGATAATGTCTGTCACTTAGGTTGCCAAGATCTTCCTGTGTCCAGCAGTAACTACATTCCTGTGGACGTTCATTGCGTAACATAATTTTACGCTGTTCTTTTTTATGGGGAGTATTATGTAAGGCACCAGGATTGTCTTTTAACAATGACACATCTATTTCGTGTAGAGGTGGATGATAACAACTGTTGGTTAAACCCGTGGGCAGATGTAGGCTTACTTGCTGCCACTTAGCAAGACACAATCCCTCACCTAATTTTTCTTTCATCTGCTCTGCGGCAGACATAAAATTACTTTTACTCATTGCCAACAGTCAAGTAATTTATATTTGTTATGCGATCATAATCTATATTACTATTATAATTTTTAACATTGCTCAAATGAACTTTTTTATTATGTTCGCAAATAAATTTAGTTTTATCATATAAATCTTTTGGAGTATATGTTTTTATAATGTACTCACAAGAATCAGCAATTCTTGAAATTTTTTCACCCAATCTTTCATGGGGAATATCATCCCACGACTCATCCCAAAATTCACCAAACGTTTTAATATCACATTTGTGCATATTCCCATACATATGAGGTGAACCTATCACGATAAATGGTTGCCCTAAAACCAATAACTTTTCTAATTTTTCAGAAAGAACAAAAATGTTATTAGTGGTAGTGCTCATGCACACTATTTCTAACACAAAATTATTATTCAACCAACTTTTTTCGGTATAATCTATATGAAATGTTTCTTTAACTTCTCCAGAAACTTCATTGCCTCTATTTTTGTAATCCCTTCCATTTTTACCAATTGATGACACAATCTCAAAAATATATTCATGGGATACATTCATTATTTTACACGCCAAATCAATGCAACTTTCTCTCCAATGCTCATCTGCCATTAGATCATTCTTGTCAAACCCCAATCTACAATCGGTATAATTAAGTAACCCACGTTTGTAAAATTCCACCAATATACAAAAACGATGAACATCTGGTCTAGACAAATACAATCCAAACATTTTTTTATTTTCATCCCAACTAATTGTTTCTGGCATTGACTGTATAAATTTTTTTTCGTCATTTATGTATCCATTGTCCATCAAAAATTCAAAATACTCAGGATCAATGTAATGGTCAATAATATTGTCACTATAAAATTGGACAGAAGAAAAATACTTTTTTAGTTCAGAATGTAATTCTTTATAATTTAGATAATCTATATTAGAATGGTGGTTGTCTACAAAATTTATCCTCAATGGATGTAATAAGTTTTCTAAAGTTGCTTTTTTGAATACTTCTGAAATAATCCTATCAGAATAATAATGTTTTGTTTCGCCAGGATATGCCATTGAGCGAATTTGATTTATTATCCAACTATTCCAGATATCAACAACTAACATTATTGATTTCCACCAAATCGTCTAGCAGGACTTCCAATATAAACACCTGACTCTAATGCATCTTTCGTAAGTGTGCTTATTGCATTCACCATAATGTTATCACCGACAGTTAGTTTATTAAGTGCTGCAGATTTAAAATTGAACACACAGTTATCACCAATCGTTGTTCTACCAGCAATCATAGTTCCCGAATGAAGCATTACATTATTTCCAATTTTAACATGGTGTGATATTAAACAATATGTTTCTACTGCACAAAAATCACCTATCGTTGCACCCATTAAAATAGTACTAAATGGGGCAATAAATGATCCTCTACCAATAACAGATTTAATATCTTTTGTGTAGCACACGACTGAATCATGCATGTACCTAACACAATCTAAATCTAATTGATTAATTTCATTTATAACTTTCATTCGCATTTCAAGGTCTTGATTAAATGCCACCCCATATTGATAATCATGTTTATTTTGAATTGAAAAAAATTCTTCTGGTGGTATTATATGCATCTTACTTTGTAATTCTTGTCCTACAAAAAAAGATGCTTCCTGTGTTAGTGTAGATTCAGGAAACCCAACCATCATCATTTCTTTACTATTTGATACAAGCATAATTACTCCAAAATAAAAGGTTTGAAATAGTCAACTGCAGATTTCCAATCAGTGATTGGTTTGCTACGACGATACATACGCACACTAAAACACCATCTTGGTTTATCTCTAACTATAATATTGTGTGGCAATCCAATATTCACTATTGTCATTTTATTACCAACAGCACGTCTTTCTATCTCTGGATATTCATCTGACATTGGCCACCATTTGTATGGGGTTGGTATTAGGTGTGTATCAAGTGATCCAGTTTCAATTGGTATATCGTACCATACCATTTCACTATCATCATCCTCTTCAAGAGTCCAATTTAAAGCATATATTGCTGGTTCATGGTCAGTTTTGTATACATCAACATGAATTTCTGGATATATGTAATGTGGTTGACGATAAAACATTAGGCAACTGCCCACTTTTAAATTAATTGATTCCATATAAGCAAGCCATTCATCAGAAAAAATAGTATGCAATTCTGTATCATGTATTGCCCACAGACCGACTGGTTTATCTTTGAATTCTGAATTATTGTAGTATTCAGTTGGGTTGAATGTATCACGTAAAGCTCGTGAAACATCAACATTCAAGACATGCCAATTTTGTTTATATAAGTTTTCCATTTTTACCAGCCTTCTAATCTTCTTATTACATCCATTTCTGACATCATAATTTCACTATTACGTTGTCCATTAGAGTAATGATGTTTAAAAAATCTACTTTGTTCTGGAGTATACGTAACGATTGGGAGTCCCAATCTAACTTTTAATGCGTTTTCAATTCTTTCACAACCTTCTACTGGATTTTCTTTACTAAAACTATCCCATAATTTTTCTAGCATATCAAAGTCTTGTACGTAATGATGATCCCATCCTTCTAACATAATCATATAAGTACCCAATCTTGCCCCATACATTGCCCAATAACCATGTTCTACATCAGCACCAACACTTTGCCATATACATAAGTTATCATAGTTACGATTGTTTACACGTTCTTCAAATTCTTGTAATGTGGGTTTATGACCACGATCTAAACACATCTTGACACCTTCACGAAAGCCAGCCCTCCATGCTTGCTTGGGGCTTCCATTTGGATATGTAGTTGAATAACAATTATGCATAGCCGTATATTTTGGATCAAAGCAAAATTCAACTGATGTTTCTTCATCACCAAGGCTTGCTTCGTGTGTGCGCATGTTGTTTACAAAATCTTTAGTCCAACAACTTAACCCACCATTACCATATCTTAATCCATTAATAACATTACGTGCCTTCCACCTAAAAACGTGGTCATGATTCTTTTCGTCCAACGATAATTGTAGATTAAAAAACTCAGGGTCGGGTATATTATCTCCATCAATAAGAACGAATCGTTCTGTATCGCTTGCTGCGGCTGCTGCTTTGTGTGCTGCGTCAGATCCTTTAATACCATCCACCCTCTTTGCCCACGGTACCATGTTTTTAATCTTGATCCAAAACTCTTCTTTTTTAGGTTCATCATAAGTTAAAAATATACAATCTAAATCGGCTATATCAATTATTTGTGTATTCATAATATTCTATATCTTTATATTCTTCATTGACCGCTATTGCTGCATGTCCCTTTACTACTGCTTGTCCATTTGTAGATTTTTTTAATTTAATTTTATTTTTAGCTGATGGGTCAATTATTGTCAATTTTTTATCTATTATTCTGATGCAATTAGTATTGTTTCTATGAAATACATCTGGGTCTTCAAGTATGATGTAGTTGTCTCCATCTGGATATCCATTTTCCCACAACCCAATAGCTGATCCGTCTTCGTTGTAATATATTCTAAATTGCTTTTCTAATTTGGGTCGTTGCGCATCATATTCAGCAACTAGCCTCCATGCTTCAGCCCAAAACTCTTCTGGATTCATAGTATTCTATCATTTCATCTGTAATAAAATCTTTTTCATGGTAATGAATTGGATGGTATTGATTGATATTGTTAATCCTAATCATACCATCATTAAATTCGGTTAGAAAAACATCAGTAAATTTTGTTCCATCTGGATAACCATTGATTGCTGGTTTCATATGAACAAAATTAATAAAATCAGCGGTTGGTATCGTGCATAATTCCCTACCAATTAAATTAGTAGCAATTGAATATACTACGTCAGTGGATGGAATATCCTCCTCACAACCATTTAGTTCTAATTTAACCATGTCCCATTTGTCAAATATTTCTTGTGCTTTTCTAAAAAAATTTGCACCTGTTTGGCTAAATCTAAAATACATCAGTCCGTTATATGTATCTGGCAGTTCATTATCATCTAAAATTTTTCTGTATTTCCTAGACAAAGAATTATGTCCAAGATAGTTTTTGCATCCCACACTCAATACCACATCTTTAATTCTAAAACTATCCCACCAATGATCTATACTTCTTGTAAACAACAAATCACTTTCCAATTTAATAGTTTCTTTGAATGGTGTAAGCCAGAATACTCTAGGCTCTATTTCAAATGGGTTTTCTTTTTTATCAATTTCTATAATATAATCAAATACTGAACGATGCTTGTCTTCTAGTAGCTCAGATGTTTCTTTATCAACAACTATTGCATAGCGATTTATTTTTTGAGTATGTTTAATATTCAACGCTTGTAAGTACGCAAGAGACAAATAATCAACCTCTGGTGTATTCACTGCGATAGTTAAAAATCCCTGTTGTTCTTTATGTTGGCTCATTGATACTTTTTATCAGGTTATCAAAATCTTCACTTTGTAGATATTTCTTACTCATAATATGTAAGTTAGTTTTTGGCACAACATAACTTTTGTGATCATCTTTAACAATCAAACTATTATCTTTTATTTTTATAGAATTTATTGGTTGATCTATGGATAACATACTTCCACTAATACCAAATGTTGAAACAGAATAACCATTTAAAATAATATCTGCCATTGCAAATGCGTAATCATTTCTATAATTACGCTCTTGTATATTAAATAAATTTCTGTAATATTTGTAATTGTTAAAAATTCTATCAATTAACTTAAAAAATATTTCTGATTTTTTTGTTTTTCTAAAAGCAAATATAGTTGCCCAAACATATGGCAAACTAAACTGCCCCATTTTTTGATCCCATTCCACTGTTAATGCATGACTATTTCTTTGTAAGATATAGTCCCATTCTATATCAAATAAAGAATTTATATTCTTATCTAATAGCAAATAGTCAGCATCTATTACAATAGTTTCATCATAGGGTGATAATTCATATACCAAATGTCTTCCATAATTGCGCCATTCTACAAATTTTTGTTGATCAACATCAAATCTATGATTTACAAAAGACTCATCATCCACATTTGTTATTAACATATGAGGAAGATTTAAAGTTTTACTGGCAATACAAAGAGTTTTTTTAGCAATAGAAACGTAGTCTGTTGTCTCGGTATTCCTAGCAAACGCAATTATTCCCCTAGATTTTTCTGATTTGTTTGAGTTGTTCATGTTCTTGATGCCACCGATTCATTACGGTGATAAAATGCTGTTGCGCCGTGACTAAAAATACCTGTTTATCAATTTGTATTGGATTTTGATAACTATCTTCAAGATATAATTCATCTATTGGCCAAGTGGAAACAAATGCTAATAATTCGGGAGTGATTTTAAACATGCCACCATTGTGAGTCATGTGCAAATCGGTTTGAATTTTTTCGTATAACAGTTTTTTATTTTTTTGGTAATCTGTTACTAGGCGAATTTCTTGCACCAACGAATTGATTTCTGTTGTCATATTTGAAATATAAAATTAGGTAGAGTAATTTTACACTACTCAAATATGAATTGCAAATAAATTAATTACTATTTTATAATAGTGAAAATGTTACTGCGCCCCAAGTATTAGCTAAATTGGTAACTTCTGGGTAAGATACATCCACCGAAAGCGTCATTGTTACATTCAATGTGTCATCAAAACTGCCTCCAGCATTACCACCTGATGTAGAAGTTAAAGTAGTCCAAAAATCTATTGAGTCACCATTACCATTAAATGATCCTTGAGAACCATTTGGTTTTACAGCGATTGATCCAGTATCAGATGTATAATTTGTTGTTGTGCTAGTCACCGATACTACTGTAGTATTGGCATTGAAAGTTGACGTATAATAACCTAATGCTGTGTTATTGGTTCCCCCTGTAGTGCCAGTGCCAGTTTTTCCACCGTTTGTATTTGCACCAAATAGTGCAACGCCACCAAGATAGCCCACTAAGTTTTGAACAGCAGTTGATCTTGAACTACCAGCCCCAACAGCAGATAAATTTAATTTCATTCTACCACCAGAGTTGAAGAAAAATCTCGCCTTATCTGCACCACCAAATGTTGCACGAATTCCAAACGCTCTGGTTGCAGTACCAGGATCAACTCCCTGAGTTGTTGTTACAGTCCATGCAGTATATGGTAGACCAGTACCAGTCACCACTGCTGAGTTACTAGCAAACAACAGTCTATCAGTATTAATTCCATTAATCTTAGTTTGCAGTGATCCAGAATATCCAATAACTTGACCTGCAGTATTTGCAGTTAAACCAGATGATGAACCAGTTATATGTGTATTTGCGCTATTTAAAGTATTAACTAACGAAGCCCATTGAGTTGCAGTAATCAAATCAGCAGAATTGACCGCAGCAAGTGGGACTACTGATTGTCCGTATCCTCTACTATTTGCGCCCCAAGCCCAAACACTATTTAAATCAGTGCCAGTAATACTAATATTAGAACCAACTAGGGTATTATAATCTCCTGCGGTAATCAATCCACCTTGTGCATATGTCATTTTTTTGAATTCCTTACTTTTTAACTATTAAGTTTAACTATTGCTTCAATTGTGCCTTCGTCTGTGTCATTTTTATTCTGCAATGCACGACCAATAACATTCCAAGGAGATAATTCATTCTTAGCAGCAGCACGTGCTAATCCATTACCTGCACTGACTAATCTATCACCTTTTTTAATTTTTCCAATTACTTTAACTGGGACACGACCTTGTACTGCAACTGGTGGATGCGATTCGTTATCACCAGCACCAGAGTTCATTAAATATGCTGCTTTTGTACTTATCACTCCAAAAACATCATCACTCAATTCATCTTTAACCGAAGTTATTTCTTTTATTCCACCAAGAGCAACAACAGTACCTGGTTCATATGGTTGATCTGCTTCAAAACGTTCTGCCAAGTCAGCATACTGTGCGTGAATTGCAGTTCCATATATATTATTCCACCAAGAAACAGATGATCCAAGATTATATGTTAAATTAGCACTTGGAACAATGCTTGCAGAGAACGTACTTACACCAAGTCCTGATCCTAACTGATTATCAACATATTCTTTAGTTGCTACAGTAAATGGTGGAGAAACTGAGGTAGGACTACCAAAAGTTTCCATTAATCCAGAAATAGCATTTGCTCTTAACATATTTGTTGGAGCACCGCCTTTATTAACATTTATAATAACATTTCCATTAGTTGATGAATTTTTTAAAATTACATCGCCACTACTCACATAAGTTTGGAAATTACTAGCAGAACCAATGGTAAGACCACCATCATTGGTTAATGACAAATATCCATTAATACTACCAGATACACTATTACGAACAAACTGACTTGCTGGAACACTAATACCAGAAACATTTAAGCTGTTAGCAACGTCGGCACTTCCATATAAAACATGGCTTGCACCAACTAATTGGCTTAGATTTAATCCACGACTAATAGATGTAAAACCAGGAATTGTTGTGGTAAAGTTAGATTCTTTACTCCAAATACCGACAAGTGTATTGTCTATGTAAAATTTAAGAACAACATAGGTTGCGCTAGGAGAAGTAGCAACAATAGTATCTGGAATTGCACCAGTATTGCCAGTACTTGAAGTTGCAGCAGGACCAATTACCTTCCATGCAGAAGCACCATCCCATACTTTTAATTGTAAGTTAGTTGTGTCCCACCATTGCTCCCCAATTACTGGACTGCTAGGAGCACTACTAGAAGTAGTCATTGTCGGAATTTGTTTAAAAACCTGTGTAGCTGTGCCTTTTGTTGATGATGTATTAACTTTAAGGTACTTAGTAGTAGTATCCCACCATATTTGTCCCGGCAATGGTGCAGTTGGCGCTGATGAATTAGCAAAATTTTCCATCAAACGCACCATGTTTTGATTTAAAAATAATCCATAGCCAGGATAGTTTTTCCCAACTAAAGTTAAACTAGAATTAGCTGTGTCAATTTGACCATCTGGTAGTCCACCAACGATCAATGCAGTGCTATTTGATAAGGTAATATTATACGCCATTTTAATTATTCTCCGACTTTCTTATTTATTCTTATTAAAAATACTTAATTAACTAAAGTTTTTAGTGTTTAATCCGTAATTAGTGGATTGTCCAACAAATACTACCTCAGAGGCGTCCCCAGTACTGGTTATTTTTCTCCAAGTCCCATTAACTTTAGTATATGCCATGTCAATTGGTTTCCATTCACCGGAAACTTTAACATATCCTTGTTTTACCTGCCTCCAAGAACTGCCAACTTTAACCGCAGAAGCAGCCACGCTTGCAGCATATGGTTGTATTACTAGTACAGCATATCCATCTTTTCCGTCTCCACCATTTGGTATGCCTCCTTCCGCTTTACCTTTAGCACGATAATTACTTTCGCCTCCAGGTGAGCGAGGGTTCATATAAGTTCTAGTGTCCCACACAACAGAATCTTTTGAATCACTAATAGTCATAGCAAAACCAGCAACATCACCAGCATTTGTGGCTACTATTTTTAACCTATGCACACCACGACTTAAAGAAATAGTGACAACATTTGGAGTTTGATTAAAAGAAACTGCTGAACCAATCAAATTATCATCTACATATATACTGGCGTTATTATCAACCGATGCTCTAATATTATAGTTTCCAGTATATGGAGCATCAAATGTCCTGTAAATGACAAACGAACCAGTGTCATTTCCACCAGTTGGCCAAACAGCATATTTATTTTGAAATGCTGACCATCTACTATCAGATCGTGCAACTAATGGCTCACTTTCGTAAAAACTATCACCAAAAGGATAATTTGATCCAATTAGTCCACTATATCCACTAGCATCTCCACCGAATACTGCCCCACCAGGTGCACCAGGAAATCCTCCACCACCACCACCCGCACCCCCACCATCACCAGTTTTGGTTTGTGCAGATTCTCCACGGCAATCAATAGTTGTTAAATCAACGCTATTATTAAAGGTGAATGTTTCGGAAATTATTGCCGTGGTTGATATATTTTCAACCGCCGCCACTGCAGCATTTTTAATACCAATGAAAACATGTGCAGTTCTTGGTATCTGACGAATTGTTTCTGATCGTGTGCCACCAAATTGAGAATTTAATAAATCTCTCGTAGATTGATCTAATGTACAAACATCAAACGATCCAATAGCAACTATTCTTCCATTAGGAACTGCATTTAATGCGTTTTTAAGTTCTGTGGAACTTGATGCATCATATCCACCAGATGTATGCTGGCTTTCTAATGCCAATGTGTTAGGGTTAATAACCGCTAAAGTATGTCCACGCCCCAACCCATCAATTATACGTTTACCATTAACTTCTATCCAAGTTGTGTTTTTGTCGTGTGTAACGTCCCAATTTGAACTTTGCACAGTAATACGAGTAACATTACTTGGTGGAGTTTTTTTGTATATTGTCGCATTTCTTCGTAAAGTTGGTGCTTCTGAATTTCCATCATTACCAGCACCTCCACCACCACCTCCACCTGCAGCAACTAATACTATAGTATCATTTTTTAATACAACAGTGGCACCACCTCCACCACCACCTCCACCAGAATATGGTGTTGGGCCAGATGCTGAACCGTTTCCGCCGTTAAAAGAACGGATTGAACTAGAATTTACGTTTAATCTAGAGCGACCACCAATTCCTCCAGGAGCAGCACCACTATTGCTTGCCCCTCCAGTTCCCCCTTCCCCTACAGCCACTTCTATAATATCGCCTTTTGAAAAGCCAAATTGAGTTGAGTTGTATAATCCAGTAGCACCAGTACCTCCAGTGGTTCCTGCATCAGCACCACCTGCGCCTCCACCTCCACCCCATGCATGAATAGTACATAGTCCATCAAAAGGCATCGTTGCAACGTATCTTCCTTTTACACCACCAAAGATAGTATCTTTACTAGTATTAATTTCAGAAACACTTCGTGCATAATCCCATATGCGTACACTACCAATATAACCAGCAAATCCTTGATTTTTACCTGAACGATTTCCTATATAAAAATCAGTGGCATCTGTTCGTGCCACTCTATTTAATTCTGTTTTTTGCCACGCCAGTGATCCATTTATTACTATTTTTAAAACAGTATTATCAACAACAATAGCTACATGTGTTGGGGTATTTAATGGCACTACCGCAGTTCCACTAGGGGGGATTATCCATCCACCACTGGGTAAACTAGTATCAGTCCCAATGCCCCAATCAATTGCAACTGCAATTCTTCCATCACCCATTCTACAAAACTCAAATTCAGAATCTTTGTTGACTATCATACCTCCATAGCCACTAGGGTTTTGTCCAATTCCAGTTGCATATATCCAAGCTTCTACCGTAAAACTAGATCCGGTTGTTTTAACTAACTGAAGTTTATTTGTATTTTTTACGAATACATAACTGCTACTAGTGCCAGCAAATTTCATTGCAGGAATAGAAGTACCAGGAATAATTTCACTTGTAATATTATTACGTTGACCTATAGTTTTTGGTTCTACAGGATCATGCACAAAAGAATCGGGTTCAATATGATAATCTGCAATTAAACCAGATGGAAAGATTTCAGATACAGCAAATTTTTTTATTATAGGACGTGGATCAGCCATATATTAACTATACTTAAACCAAATATCTCCATCATCACCGTCAGATGAGGTTGGATCCGAAGTTGAAACAAATTTTTTGCTGCCATTCCAATAAACCGTTTCTTGCATTACAAATTCTGTAGTTGCCAAACGTGTAGTATTGGTATGAAGAGATGCAGTGCTTGCAGTTGGAATTCCAGTAAATGCTGGACTATTAATATTTGCTTTGAAATTTAATCCACCAAGACCGCTATTTAACGATGCAAATCCAGCATCAACATATGCTTTCATACCAACATTGGCGGTAACTATTGCAGTATTTGCTGCTGTTACATTGGCTGCATGTGTGATGTTTGCGGCAGTTATAACAGGGTATATTGCAGCAATAGATGCATTTGCAGCAGTTAAGCTATTATTGATTGCAGTAACGTTAGTTTGAATAGAAGTACTCAAATCAGAATTAATACTATTGACTCTTGCAATAGTATCTCGCAAATCAATTTGTAAGTTTGCTGCAGTAATTTTTGCTAATAAAGAATCTTCTTGGGTAACTCTAACTGCTAAATTTGCATTAATTGTTGCAACATTTGCGGCTAGTGCCACATTGGCACCTTCGCTTGATGCATCAACTCTGCTATCTACATATGCTTTAGTAGTAATACCAGAACCAGTGGATGCGTTTGCAAATACTTCTACTTGCCCACTTGTGCCATTAATTCTTAAAGAATTTGTTAATGTTCCTGCAACGTTAGAAATTAAAGTAATATTTGCATTTGAAGTTTTATTAACTAGGGAAACATTTCCCAAATCGCTAATTGTGAAAGAATTTGAACCTACAAACAAATTACCAGTTAATGCTACATTTCCAACAATGCTGCTTCCTACAGTAGTCCAAGTACCACTACTATATGACTTAATATTATCTACGCTCGTATCATACCAGAGTTGCCCACGTGTGGGATGTGCTGGTGGAGTAGCTAAAGCAAAATTTTCTAATAGGTGAAGTAAATTTTCATTTTGTGCCTCACCATAATTTGTTGCTAATTTCCCAATAAGGGTTAGACTTGTTGCAGTAACATTAGATGTTCCGTCTAGTATTGTTATTGTGGTTCCATCTGTTTTGTTTACATAGTAAGTCATGTTCTATTATCCTATACTACTCAAGTTAGTTAATGTTTGAATTCGCACAGTATAATTGATTTGGATTTGACGATTTAAACTTTTTTGAACTGGATGAAATACTACATGTGTCAATAGTTTACCAGTGGTAGTTAATCCGAAAGATTCATCAGTACTACGTGCTTTTAAACCTAATTCATCAAATGTATAAGTTTCATTTAAATTAGTTGAGTTATCAAATGCTGCTTGTCCACTTGGTTCGCCATAGTCTAGCGTACAAGAAATAACTATATCTGTATAAACAGCACCAGGAGTATGTCTAATTTCTATTTTATTTTTAGTAGGATCAGCATTTAGTGCACTTGTATCATCTACAATTTTAGCAAAAGTTGGGTTATAAAGATTACTATTACTTGTATTTGTGTTTGCTGGTAGATAATTTATAATTCCTGTGGGGTCAATACTTGTTCCACCATTACCAAAGTGCATTTCGTAAATATAACTCTGACCTTTATTGGCTAAACAGTAAGCAATAGCTTCCGAAATATTTTCATAATGAATAGCATTTGGCTTGTCTACAAAAACTTCCCCAGAATTTGGGTCAAATATTTTAATATGCCCACGAACATAAACACCGCTTTGTTCATCTGGTGTTTTTACGTCTGGTGCAGGAGTAATTTCCTTGGATTTATCTGTATTTTCGTTCATGTTGTTATTTATCTGTAAATTTATCATGGTATATAACTCGGTTCATCTTTAATAAATTGGGCAGAAGTGGTAGTACTACCCTCTAACCCTGTGCCAGCGCCAATAGTGATCCATGGCTGACTGGTTAAAACACTAACCCCATTAAGAACAACATTGCCATTTGCTCGTACCATACCCAAAGGTGTCATTGATACAACATTTGCGGTGGTTGTGGTATACATTGTCAAGTTAGCAATATTAACTCTAGTTCCTATATTTGCTGCAATTTTTAGGTTTCCTCCGACAATATCAACCGCAATTATTTTCGTGTTTGTAACATTGCCCAACACTCGTGCATTTCCAGTATTACCTACAAATTGAGTAATATAATCTCCTAAATTTGCAGTAATATTGGAATCCAGAGTTAATTTCCAAGTTACATTTGCAGTTGCTATAGCATTTCCAGTAATTACAGTATAGCCAAGACCACCATCTGGTATTGATTGTTGTAGGCTGCTATCAGAAATAATAGTTCCAGCAGAGTAAGTTAAATTAGCACCAGTGCCATCAACGCCACGTCTAATTTGTGCTAAACTATTGTTATATACTTGCTGAATATTTGCTGTATTAATATAAACATTAGAATTGGCATATACATTTCCATTAACTAAGTATACGTTTCCATCTAAATTAATCAAACTGCCAGTCAAGAAGCTAGTATTGGCTGTCCAATCAGTTGACATTTCAATTTTATCCGAATCGTACCTTTGATAATAATGTATCTTTTCACCATTAATGAAAACAACACCTGGCACATTGTTTGTAGGATTTGGATCCGGTAACGTAGTGGCATTACTCAAATAAATTACTGAATCAGTGATACTTAAAGATGATGAAAGTGTGGTTGTATTATTTGCACTAATTCTTGTGTATTGAATATTAGAACTCATTGGTTGGAAAATTCTAAACCCATAAGTTTCTGTATTCAGTGAATTATTACTAAACACTCTTATTTCTAATGAATCATACATATGTCCAGGAATAAGTTCTTCTGGTGCATGACTACTATAAACATCAACATATGAACCACCAACAATATTAATGTCTTCTGGTCTTGTTCCTAGCGCAGTGTCTAGATATTTGCTATAGATATTAGCATCTAAAACAGTGGTATCTAATTCTAGATAATCAATTTTAGTGTCAACTAATCCACCAGTAGTCACTTCCATTGGGTACGCCAATGTTGTAATACCGTTTATAGAAACTATATTTCCTGTAGTTGTAAAAGCTGGATTTACATAAACAATTGGAACTTTAGTAGTAAATTCAACTCCTTGAGTGTCTCTCAGAACATAAGCTTTTGCACTACTATTTGCTTGTGTAATAACGTCACCAGCATGTAATGTTAGCTTACCAGACAACAATAAATTATATGTCGTTTGAATTGGTTCACCCGTCAATTTCATAGATGAATGATCAACGCTGATAATTTTATAATAACCATTATTTTGGAAATCAAAAGGAACCAAAGATTGAACTCGCACTGGTTGGTCTATAGCAAATCCCAATTTAGTAAAATCAGTTATTTCTAAATTTGCACTGTTGATAGTCAATCCTTCATAATTGAAACTAATCACATTACTTGTATGGGAAAAACTGCATGCGGTAAACTTTGCGCCAAGAACTTCTACTCCACCATAATCAATTCCAGACATTAACTGACCATAATCTTTTCCTGTCATTCCAACAGTGGGATTATAATATGTTGAAATTCTTTCTGTGGCACGTAATAATATATTACTTGATTGTAATTTTGTAAATTTAGTAAAATCAAACAAACCAGTATTAGTGGTTGGTTGATTTAAAATATAGGCATCATTATTGTATGAATATATGTTTCCAGATGAAATCCAAATATTGCTAGAACCTATCCCCTGACTTATGATAGTTTGTGTTAATGTAGAATCAATTTTAATAGAATCCCACAACACTACGTTTGCAGAAGAATAATTTGTTCTATCAAATACTAGAGTCGTTTCTAAATTTCTAATAGTATTGTAACTCTTTGACTCATTTTCCTTATAAAATTCATTTTTTAGTACTGGATATACTAAAGCGCCAGTACCAGTGCCATTTATAACTACTTGTGGCGTTGTAGTAAAACCTTCGCCGGGTGTAACCACATTAACGCTAGTCAATTGTCCAGTAGTTTGATTTATTGTCGCATATGCTGTAGCGCCCCCACCGCCACCTCCATAAATTTCAACATTTGGTGCTACTGTGTATCCTTCTCCTGGATTGCCAATAGTATAACTAGTAATTTTATATTTGTAATTATTAGTCCAATTAGAGTAAGGCGATTGAGTTAAAAGGGTTTGATCAGCTTCTTCTCTGATATCCAATGATCTATATGTATCAGTGGAAAAATCATAATGACTTGGAAGATCAAAATCAGTCCAATCACCATCACTGGTATCTACAGCAGAATACGATGGTACATAATCTTTTAATATTGTTCTATAAGGTTTAATTTCATTTATGTAATCCTGATAGAATGTTTGATTATCTTTTACATAAGTTGGTATTTGTTCCAAATCCCTAATTTTATGATATACGTCAATAAAACTGGTTTTGAATACCCAATCTGGTGCTCTTTGTTCTGAAAAAATATAATTTATTAGATTAAAGAATAAAGTGTTAAACTGTCCTGCTAAATCTTTTATCAATATTTCTGTATAAACACTATCAAAAATATTAACAAGTTCTTTACCAATTTGTGAATCGTATTCACCTAAATCAAACACGATAGTATCAAAACCAGCACCAAGTTTAATATCATACACCGTGGATTTTATCTGCAAGGTAGCATTCTGTGCGACTTTTAATGTCAAAGACAAATCGGAATTAACATAATAAATTAACCACTGTCCAGCACCATTATCCAACACTTTTATGTAGGTGCCTCCTGTTAATGTGAGTGTTTGTATATTCCCATAAGTATTGACAATATAATCTATTTTTGTTCCTATATTATAATCTGAACTATACCAATCTTCAGAGTACCAATATAGAGGTGTCTTATAGGATTGAATTTTTTTCAATGAAAATGATTGCGATGCTGAACTAAATTCCCACAATGTCCATTTATTTTGTAGATTGGAATCTTGTGGAATTAAAATAGTATATCCATCATAAAATGTAGTTACATCAACATATGCAAATTCAGATTGAGAATTTAAAATAGCATTGTATCCAGTAGTTGGAATGCTATCTTCCGAAAATAATAGAGATGGATTTGAAATTAAAAGAATAGGATTTTGTTTTAAGAACAAATTCAAACTATCCACATAATTTTTTAATGCAGACAATCTATCTACAAAAACAGTTTGTCTTGGTCTAAATGATACACCAAGTTTATCCTGTGGTGATAATTGATAATCTGGAACTAAAGAACCCTGACTATCAAATCCAGCCAAGCTATCTTTTATTTTAGTAATAATTTTGTCTGGAATTATTTGAGTTGGATTTCCCTCTTGAATCAATTCATACTCATTGTGAATAAGATTCTTGGATCTTATTTTTCCCAAATTTAAATCTAAAACAACATCTGTACCAGAAAGTTTATCGTTAATATTGTACAATGCCACACTATTTGGTGATAACAAGCCAATATATGGAATACCTTGATCTTTTGGATCAGATATATAACTTTCTAGAGCAAGGGTGCTCAATGATCTATTAGAAACTACTGGATCAACTGACGTTTTTCCACGAACCCAAAAATAATATTCTTGAGAAATTATTCCAGTAGAAGGATTAACTTTAGTTATAGATGAATATGAACTATCATCTTGATATTTTGGAACCCCATCACCAACACTCCTTACATATTGACTAGGAGGAACTGGACTCTTGACCCATTCATAAATTTCAATTTGACTTCCTGGAAATAATGATGCCCAATTCTTTAATCTATATGCCAATGTATCTTGTTCATAATCAATAAAACTTGCTTTGGTTAAATCCCACCAAGTTTTACCAACGTAATTATCAGACCAATAGAAAGAGTTATTTTGTGTTGTTGTATTTCTAGTAGACACATTATAAAATGCTGGATCAAATGATTCTTTATAATCCAAATATTGTTCCGCAATACCAAGGATTTTTCCTTTTGATGGATCTATATAATCAAAATAATTGATCATTGATTTTGACACAGAATTGTATATAAAAGATGTATTGACTGCGCCTATATCAACACGTGGTTCTTTGTATCTGATTAAGTCCCACCCAGACTTAGAATCTGAGTTAATATATGTGTAGATACTTCCACCATTCGTAACTATGTCGTAATCATTAGTTGCTCCAGTTACAAGTTGCACCCCATTTATTGCAATACTTGCACCAAAATTGAATCCAGTAGCAATATCTGGACCAGTTAATTTTTGTGTATGTGCGAATAATGATGGATTTTCTGCGGTAGCATATGGATTTTCCATTAAATCATAGATATATACGGCACCAGAATCTTTTATTAAATCAATGATTTTTGTGCTATCACTGTCAAATGTAGTTTTTTCAACATCAAATGTTGATGGTAATGAAGTATCAGCACCAAGACTTCCAACTGCAAGAAGAGATGACACTGCATTTACGGCAAGAACTTTTCCAAAAACTTCACCTCCAGTTTCTGGATGTAAAATAGTTTGACCATACAAATACTCAGTCAACCCTAAATCAGAAATAATTGTCCCTTTTCCTAATTTTATATCTAATTTATTCCCAATAGTAGTATTACTACTTGTAAGTTTTAACTTATTTTTATAATTTTCTGCGACAACACCAGGAATATTGGCTGCATTTATATCAGTGATAACAGAAGTTAAATTATCAAGAGTTATAGTAACTGGATAATCATTAATGATAATAATATCACCAGACGTAACAGTTGGATTTTCAATTGACCCAGTAACTGTTCCATAAATTCTGCCAGCATTTATGAATCTAGTAACGGAACCAGCATTATAAGTAGAGTTATAATACCCGACACTTGAAACTAAAATGTTACATCCAGTTCCACACATGGCAATACTACTACCAAATTGAAAATATTTTCCTATATCACCTGTTAATTTTTGATCAAAAATAAATTGATTTGTTTCAATTTCTAAAATCAGCGATTTGGGAGGAACTCCATAACTAGAAAATTGAACGGAATTATCCCCTACAATATAATAATCAATTCCTTCAGTAAGTACATTATTATCTAAAGTTACTTGACGTATAGTATTAAAATTATTTGGTGTGGTGTATGTACTACGCACTCCATCAGTGATAAACTTAGAAGAAGTTTTATGATATACATACACTGATCCAGCGGCAGAAACACTATCAATAGTTTCATTTGGAGCGCTAATTGCAATAACAGAACCATCAGAACTACAAGCCATCGCACTACCAAAACCAGTGGCACTTGGATTATTCAAAACTTTTAATAATTTGTAATAATTTTGACGTTTGGTAACATATATTTTTTCATTAAAAATCGGCGTAGATGCAAATACTATATTTGTTCCAGATTTGAGTGCACTAATAGTAATGGTTAAATCGTTTACACCATCAACACCACCAATTAGAGATCCCAAGACTGTCAAAGTATCGCCAAGAGTATACCCACTACCAGCGCTAATAATTTGAACACTGTATGATGTTGTGTTGGCGGGTCTTAGTACATTGATTTTTGCACCGCTTCCTGTTCCTCCAGTTGGACTTAATGCAGAATGTGTAACACTTGAAGAACCTGGATCAACAGAAATACCGCCAGGCACTGCATAGTATCCAGTTGCTGAATTAAATGTTCCAATAATTACAGAAATTCCGTTTGTATATTGAGAGACTGTATAGTCATTATTTGGAATATATTCAGACGATCTTAGTGGAGCAGTTACTATTAACTCCGTTGGTTTTTCTGACGAATACTGAAGAGTAAATGAACTGGTACTACCATCGCCATATAAAGTTTCAGAATACCCAGATCTTGTTGCAGATGCATAACAATAAACTGAATTTGTTCCTGGTGCACCTACATACAAAAATCTCCCGTCAGAACTCATACAAGATGAAATTCCATAATAATCATCTACCACAGTAGTATCTGCTGTTAGTATTTGGATTAAATTTTGATTATAAAAAACGTAAACACATCCACGATTTGATGAAGTGTTGGGAGCACTTACTGCCAAAAATTCATCACTACTTGAGAGGGCTTGACCAAATCCTTTGAGGTCAGTACCATTGCCCCACAAAAATCCACTGGCAAACCAATTATTTGTTGACGTTTTTGAAAATATAGAAACACGACCAGTATTTGATCCAGGCGCTCCACCATATAAAACTTGTCCATTAGGAGTAATACTACACGATGATCCAAAATAATCATTGCCTATATATTGACTGCTTGCTAATTCTACTTTTGAAGTATATTGCCATGGGTTAGTTTTATTATAAACTGCCCAATTTTTATTTGTGTCTAAATTTTCAACCCAAACTTTGTCGTTTTCAATCCAGCCAGCGGTTGGTTTAATTGATTCTACTAAACTTGGATTGTCAATTTTTGCTGAAGAAAGTTTATATAATATACCATTACCAACAATAGTTTTTGCTGCAACCAATGATTCCAAGTTTTGATATAAATTGATATAAAAAGAATCAGTATCAATTATACTATGAACACGATATACACCGCTAAATGCATAACTAAAATTCTTTATTACTACTAAATCACCCACACTTAAATTATGGTGTTGACTATGATAAACTTTTACAAGATCGTCTATATCATAAGTCATTGCAAATAGAGATCCTTCAATAATATTTGCACGATAAACATTCCATGATTGATCCCAATCACGTGCAACCCATATTTTAAATCCAGTGCCTATATTATTAACAATTGTAGTTAATGTTGAATAATCTTCAATATTAAAAATAGTGGCATCAACGTCATTTATGTTGACAAATCCAGCAACTGGAAGTGGTTGTAATTCATCAGATTCTCCTAATTCTTGAGTTCTGAATACATTAGGATCCCAATCTCCAGTAATTCTATACAAGTCTTTAAACTCGTAAGAAACTATATTTGGTTCTGGTGTCATTGAAGAATCTACAAATTGAATTGCAGATGGGCTACTAGTAATTTTGCTTTCGTCCAATGCAACTTCTACTATCTGATTGGAATCTATAGCACCATATTCACCAACACGAACTGCCCAATTTTCATAAACATTAATATTTGTATCAATATTATTGAATTTTGCTCCCTGCAATGCAGAAACAGCATTAAGAGTTCCTTTCTGTTTTATCATTCCTTGATAAAACTTACTCTGAGTTGTAATATCAATACCTAAATTATTAAAATATGAACGATTTCTAAATCCAATAATACCGTTACTGAATGTTTGCATTTCAGTATTAGTTGGTTGGTTGTCAATGTCATAGAATAATAACGATTGACTTGCGTTAGTTGCAAAATTATTAACTAAACCAGAACGTAATTCAGATTCAGAAATTAACTTCCACTGGTTTGTTTGGAACTTTTCTGATGCAGTTATGTTTTGTAATGCTGTGTAATACAAAGATTTATTTTTTACAATTGTTCCTTTTAAGTAATCTTTACCAGCACTCCACTCTGGAACAACATCACTACTATATATAAAGCCAGGCAATTCAAGACTGCCATTCCATAAATCTGTTTTGCTTCCTATAATTTTTAATCTATATTGTCTGTTTCCTAATTCTGGTAAGTAGATAATATCTTTGAAATCTGTTTGATTGTCTAATACTAACAAATGTTCGTATTGAATTAAATTTAATTCGGCAAATGTTATAGTTTGAGAATTGTTTGATTTTATTTTAAAAAGATTATTTTCCCTAAAAACAGTAAAATCATTTTTCTTAATAACATTAAAATTAATATCAAGAATTTTACTGCCATAAGGAGTATTGGTAATTTCATCCACAACAGATTCTGAATCATACACTGATAAACTATCTGAGATAGGACTCAATATGATCATACTACCTACATTCCATCCTTGCTCATACCAATGTAGGAATTCCTTTGCACTTAAAATCCAATTTTTTTCTTCTTTTAAATTTAAATCTACGTCTGTAAAAACAAATCCCTGTGAAACCAAATAACGCTGATACCCCACCAAGAAATCCACAACTTGCTGTGTACTATTAAATTCAAATCCATATGGAATTGTAACTTTAATACGATGGTAATCTTTGTAAATTACCGCACGTTGAGAACCAGATTTGATTGTATATGCATTGTTATTTGGCAAACTAGGAATTATGAAAAAATATGGGTTTGTTAAATTGTACCCGCTTACAGTCCATCCTTTTTCTGTTTTTTCTATAACTACAGCACTGTAATTTATTTTGTTAACAGGACTTCCTTTGTATAATTCAAGCCTATAATTTTCTGCTGGAATAACAATACTGTCATTAATACTACTAGGACTACTTTGTTCTGCCAATAAATTAATATATGTTTTGTCTGTATATCCAGACATTTTGTAACTTAACTGCACAGTCAAATCGCTTAAATTTTGTTTAATTACACTTTCAGCATCTGATATACCAATACTTTTTATGTAATCTCTTATATAATTTAAATATCCAGCACTTCTCTCAATAGTTCCATTATTATTGTAACCATTAATTTTTATAGAATTTGGAGTAATATGTTGATTTTCATCAACAGTAGAAAACTGCGCAGTAACTGAGTTTCTAGTATAATTTTTTACATTTGATAGCAAAGAAAAATATTTTGCTGGTTTTGATAACGCCAACGCCAATTGAACCATAAATGGATATTCACTGCTTCTTCTCCATGAAGATTCTGCTGGTCCTATATCTCCTACTGCATAACTTACATTTGTTTTATTGCTGTCAAAATCAACAACCAAAATATCTGATGGGGGTCTTAAATTTCCATTCTCATCCACTGGAATAATATTTGCAAGATTTGGACGTTGGTATCTGATATCAAATCCAGCACGAGTTCCAGAATGAATATAACCAAGGCTCAAATCACTCCAAAGTATAGAGTTTCCTCCAGTGTAGGGTGCTGGACCATATCTGTCTTCCCACCAAGTTGGTTTTTCACTAAATCCTAACATTTCCCATGGATGTGTGTGAGGACGATCAGTATCATAAAAATACTTGTAACATGCTCTCCATGAACCAGGCAAAGATTCACCATTTATTACATCTCTGAATTGTTTGTAATTCCATGTGAATGGATCAGAACTATTATAATAATCATTGTCTCCATAGTTTACTCTATTAGTACCAACCCAAGTCAAAAATCCTTGACTTAAAATTTGATTGAATTCTTGTCTAGTGTAGTCAGTAACTCTAAATTTACCTGGATAGTAATCATAAATGTTAAAAAGAGTTGTATCATATTCTATTTTTATATTATTATAGATACGTCTTTCCAATTCTAATAAAAGGTTATCTCTAAAGTCACCAAAACACGGAGTAACACTACCATCATGACCTTGGATTACTTGAATTGGTTCACGATATGTATTATCCGTATAAATTTCTGGAGTGAATTTTGGATATAAACCCAACTTAGTAGGAGTTTCTGGAACATAACTACCTGTTGTATCATCATACTCAACAATATCAATCAAATCATTATACAATAATGTAAATGAATCACTAAAAGTGATTGCTGGTCTATCTTGATTAAAATAAAAATCAGTATCTTTAACAAGTAATAGCTTTGTAGTTACTCCACTAACAGTTCTTGTTAAGTACACAAGAACCGCTTTATTATTTAAAACTGTATCTTGAAATATATTAGTAATTTCATAACTACGTAATTCTGGATTAATGACTGTGTATGTTGGAAGTCTTCTTGGTGCCATCGCTTCATATGGAACCATATCACTGTAAATCCACGAAAACGAATCATTTTTTATATCATTAATGATTCCCAAAATTTTATCCACAGTGCCAGAAATATCAGTGGTATCAAATGTAGGATTTGTTGATAACTCTAAAAATTTTGTTTTGAATTTTGTATATTCATTGTTTGCATATTTGATACTATTAACAAAATTCATGACTGGGTGTGTTAAAAATAAACCAGCATAAACTAAAGGGGCGCTATGTTGTAAAATACTTCCACCATCGTAGAAATATTGTAAATCTCGCAAATTACTTGAGCCAGGCACAGAACCAATAATTTCCATGTTATTATCTTTTAAAGAAATTAAGTGGTTTCGCATTTGTCCTAGTGTTAATGTACTTAAATTTGTATTAAGACTATTAGTATCTAGATTACTTGGAACTTCATAATATGCATTTGGGGATGCTGCTTCTGTTGTATAAATTTTAATAAAAACTGTATCCCCATTGGTTAACAAAGAACTATTAACAGACACGGCAAGTCTGTTTACAATTAATGTAGTAGCAAAGTTATCCGTTGAAACAGGTATATTATTAACTATCACTTTTATGTTTGGAGAGTTAACACTAATCTCTGGCAAATTATCTATAGGAAATAAGTTTGTAGTTCCATCGTAAGTAAAAGTATAAACTTGAAATTGCTTGCTAAAATTTTGAGCAATTGACCAAATATTTTCTCTGACACAAACACCTAACCCAATATTTTTTTGTAAAAACCCTAAATTTACGTTAGTGCTATTTGTTGATCCATCAGATAAAAGATAGGAAAATGAATCAGCATCAAAGTTGTTGTCAAATTGAATATCACCCTGAGTTACAAAATTTCTATAACTAAGAGGTATACCTAATATAGGATCAATTGATCCAGTTCCTCTACGATATGAAAATATCTTTGTACCAGAAAAAGTACTGTCTGGATAGTTGGCATAGTTTGAAAAACTTACACCATTACTGTCAATCACATCAAATAAAGGCTCTTGATTTACTGCCAATTTTTGTTGACACAAAACCCAACTAGTTCCATTGTAATACCATTGTTTTGCATTATTGACTGAATCAATAGTATTACCATTTGAATCATTAGTAGAATTTACAACAAGTGTGTGTCCAGCCGATATTTGAGAATCTTCTGTTTCATTGATATAAGCACGATATAAAAGAGCAGGTGAATTAGAAACTTGTTCAATACTAAAATCATAAATTTTATTTCTCACATTGTCATTTTCATCATTTATAAAAATGATACGTGTGCCTGACATTAGTGTAATTTGTTCGGTTCCAATAGTAAATGTATGATAATCTAGATTATCACATGTCACACCTTGAATTTGAGTATATGCATTAGTGACCACCGAATCTAAAATATCAACTGGTTTTTTGGCAACAGTGCCATATAAATTCAATTGATAGTCTGCGAAAAATTCAATGATTGGTCGTTTTGCACGGAAGTTTTGATCAAAAATTGGAGTTTCACTTCTATATTCTGCAGTTTTTTGGATTATATCTCCATGAAACCAACGATTGCTTCTACTCCATGCGTTTTGATCTATACTGCCACGGTTAATAGTAAAATAATCTTGATTTGATAAATCATTGTTTAGTTCTGGAGATATTAAGTCAGAAGCTAAAATTAATTTTATAGCATCACCAACTCCCTCTACATAATATGTATTGTTGGCAAAGGGTGCTTCAACACTATCATCAAATTTAACTTTTAGTCCATTCGTAAACTGAACTCCATTTGGACTCGTATATGAAGACTTACCCACAATTTCAGTGACTGGATTTATAATAGAAATACCAGTATCAATCATTTTAAAAGAACCAGCAGCGGAACTTTCACTTGCATTTTGATAATATAGTGTATCTAAAGATGCAGTTATCAATGGAACCTTGTTGTATAATCCAAGTCTGCTGTAAAATTCTTTTCCAACATTTTCAACGCCAGCACGAATCTTAACCTTGTTTTCGTCATTGACGGTAAATGCTGGTATTAAATTTATTCTATTAACATTGTTAATATCTTTATAAACTTTAATAATATAAATGTTGTTTCTGTCTACAAATGGGATAATAGAAGTGACATTGGTGTCAATTGTTATAATATTATTATCAATAGAAATTGATGGAGATGTCCAAAAAACATCATCTATGTATTGATTATTAATAAAAATTACAGTTTTACCATCCAATGATGTGACAACGCCATCAATCCCCCCAAGAACATTATTAACAGTATCCACATCATTGCCAATCAAATCTTTATAACTTAAATTTGTAGCAAAATCTGCTGATCCAGCAACAGGCATAGATGTCCATTCTTCTTGAGCAGAATAACTAGGAACGGTAAATGTCACAGTCCCATTATCGGCTCCATTATTTTCTACTCCAAGAACATCTCTAGTGCTATAATTTGGTAGATTAGTATCAGTGCCAGTCACGCCAGTTTTTGTCTGAATCCAGAAAGGGTTGTCTATGTCATTAATGACAAATTGATAAACCCCACCCCTAGCCAATGTTAGCGAGGGATTTTTTATTCCTTCTTTATCTGTAAATTTGTATGTTTTAGTAACAGAATCATATGTAACTGTATACGTATATGCTAGTGGCACATTACTAGAAGAAACCGTAACTTCATTGGGTCCATTTTCTAACCAGTAATATTGACTAAAATTAATAAATTTGTCTAAATCTACTTTTGGATTAAATGTATAGTATTCAGAATCAAACAATCTATCATGCTTGTCTGTTAACCCTCCATAATATTTTATTTGATTAATAATATCTGGGTAAGTAGTAGCAAAATCTACTTTGTTAGTGATTGGATTTTTTATAATTAAAGATGGCTCAAGTTGATAGTTTTGTCTATCCTTGTTTGGCTCTGTTATATAACTATCAGAAGATTTATATGAAGGAGATAATTTTCTTCCAATATAACCAGTAATTTTTTTTAATTTTGGTTCACTCAGTAATTGATCTACCGTAGCATTTAAAAATTTTTTATTGGTATCAGTTTTAAATATTTCTGGTAAAAACTGAATAGTTTTAAAAACAGCCATGTTTTATTATTATCCTAAATTAATTTGACCTGCAGTAATTGCACTAATAATTTGCACATTATCAACAGTTGCTGCACTAACTAATATTTCATTTGGTTCTGCATTGATTTGAAATAATGTTCCAAAACTAGCCGCTTCATTTGAAGGAACAATAATTATTGAACTTACATTTGGTGTAAGTGCTGTGTGTAAATATGCAGATAATTCACTAAAATAAAAAGTTTCACCAAAATCCCAATTATTAATATCAAAGTAAGAATTTATGGCAGCAACAACTTGACTTTTAACATCATTATCACTTATGTTAATATTTGGATTTTTTACTACTTTAAAAACTGCTTGTAAAGCAGGTACTGCTTTATTTCCAAACAAAGGTTTAAAAATAGCAGAGTTGTATATTATACTATCACTGATTGTTTTAAAATTTTCTATTGAACTGTAATTAGTTCTTAATTCTTCATTCAATGGAGCAGTTGGTTCAGTCAATCTTCCACTTGTATCTTGTATGTAGGCAAAATACTGATCACTATAGTCTTTTGTTAAAATATAAAAATCAACAATATTATTTGGACTAGGATCAATTCTTCTACTATTCGGGCTATTATGTTTATATTGGAATATCAAGTCTTGGCGACCAGTTCTAGCAATATAAGATGTTAATACTGTTAATCCATTAATAGTATACTCGTAAAAAACATTTTCATCAGTTGCATAAAAAATAGTAGAATATGGGTACAGTGTTAAGCTATTGATGATTGCACTTTGTGAACCATACGAAGTAGTTATTAATGTTTGATCCACAGGAACATATTTCAAGAAATTGTATTGATCTGCTACTTCTTTGAAGAAAACAAATTTATCATTAACATTCACTGATGGTGCTATTAAATCATTGAATAGGTCTGGATTATCAGGAATACCATCAAAATTGTCATCAGGGAATGAAATTAATACTTTTCTATTGTCTTCATACCCATCAGCCTCTACGACTTTATTCCATATTTTATATTTTTGACTATAAAATAAACTATCAGAACTGTCTGGTTTTGTGTTTATTCTAAGAAGTTTAACTTCATCTTGTAATACAGTAGCAGTATTACTATCATAAACTTTTACGTTTGGATCATAATAAAATCTTGTTTCAAGTACGCTTTGGAAAAAATAATTAATTCCTCTAGATACGACTGTATATGCCTCGTTGGCATAACTAAAATATAAGAACCAACTAGCGTCTAGATTAGTAGAGCTAGTATTTCCAGCATTATCTAAACTAAAATCACTGGAAATGTCTAAGTTTTGTTCTGTAATAATTTGCCATGTTTCTGTTGCTATGTCATAGCGCAATCCAAAATTTTTATAACTTAATACGTTATTTGCAATTGAACTTAACAATAACGATGACCAGTCATTTGCAAACAGTGGAATAACTTGCTCTACGATAGCCCCTGTTGGGACTGGAATACTCAATGTTGCGCTGCTTGAACCTGGTGTTTGATAAGAAACAATACTTGCCCAAATATATGTTTTTTCATATTCTGTACGTACAGTTCCTGTTTGCAACTGATTTTGTGCATCAAAATACTGCCCATCTGGAGCTACAAATTTTAACAATGCTCCAGCAGATATATGATTGTAGTTTGGTGAAGAAAATGTACCGATACTTCTTCCATTAACTATTGATGTTAAATTCCAAGATGCTAGTCCAACCACTGTTCCAGTTCCAGAACCAAGTCCAGTTGATATAAATTTTGTACCAACAGTGTTAGTGGCTGCACCAACACTAGTAAAATCTGTAGTGCCCAATGTTTCTATTCTAAAAGCAAGTCCCTCAGTAGTAGACGATGCACTTCCAACTAAACTCTCTGGTGTAAACCTAGTGGCAGTAGAATAATAAAGATGTTTTGTTCTTAGATCACTTAACAATGGTTTTACAGTATTCTGCAATACATTATTCACCTCTGTACTACTTGTAAATTGAAAAGTAATCGTATTAGAATAATTTTCTTCGTAAAGAATTCCATCTTCTGCAAAAATATTAGTACTTGAATATTTTCCAGTAGCATCAACGACATCAAGGTATCTACTAATACCAGAACTAGAACGATTAACTGCTTTTAATTTTAAAATATCATTGAAGGTTGTGTATGGAAGAATATTATAATCTTCACCAGTCACCATTCTGTTTTGAGTATAGTATTGTTGTGGTGCTTTAGAACGAATTGATTCTAATGTTTCACGAGAACTAGCATTTGTTACTGTATAATGTAGACTTGCACGAACAGTCAATGTTTCTGTTCTTCCTGTGCGCCCACGATATGGGATAGAAATTGCAATACCAGACATTTCTTCTGGAGTAATTTTATAACTTAAATTATTAGATGTTCTGTAATATAGTCTAAAATTACCAACTGGTATATTAGTAAAAGAGCCATCACCAAATACTAAATCAATTTGATCATTTGCACGTGTGTTTACACTGTACAGATTTCTTTCTGTATTATTTGTATTATAGATAACATTAACTCCATTAACTGATGGAACTTGTGTCCATGGAGTTGAAGGGTTACCAGTAGTATTCAACTGATACAACCACACATCAGAATTATTAATATTATTAAAGTTGATATTAACTAAACGGTTTGGTAAAGTCTCTGCAATAGAGAAATCCAAACTTCCTAAACTACCTTGCTTAAAGTAGAAAAAATATCCAGTATTATTTGAGTCATTGCCTTGATTATCATTTTTATACAAAAAGTTAAATGTTCCATCAGGTAATGGATTCTTTTCATAAACATATGATTCACCATATGTTGTTGGGCTTACAATTTCAAATTGATATGTAACTCCAGCAATACTAGCGTTAAACGAATATATTGGATTTACAGAGTTTAAAATATTGATGGTATATTCGTCTGTTTTGATACCATTTAAAAGTTTGCTGGAGCCAGGTTTTCCAACAACTTGTGTGCTAACCAATGAAGCATTTAATACTGCAGTAAATTGTTCTAGCCAATTTTGATTGGTTGTATCATTCCAAGTTAATACCAAATTGCTTAAATTTACACCATAACTATCAAAAATCGCCTCTGTAGTACTAATGCTATCAAATTTTAAATAGCCACTGGCAGGAATGCTTCGTTTTGGGTTATAACTAAGCAATCTAGCAAGTTTAAGAATACTATCACGACGCTCTGCTGTATCTAAGAAATTTTCTCTGGCATTTAAATCTGTACGAAATGCCAGACTTTGACCCAAAAATGCAATCAAATCTATTAAGGCAATGTATTCTGAACTTTCGGTAAAATCATTGAAATCTTCTGGATAATATGTACGAAGATACTCAATCATGGACTTTCGGATAGTTTCAAAGTCAAAACTTTGAAAATCTGCTTCACGGAAAGTCTGATAAATTTTAGTCCAATCTTGCTGTACTAATAAACTAGTTTGTCTGGTTGTAAGCGCCATATTGTCAATACCTATTATCTAGTATTTATGGCATTTAAAAAGTGCTGTTATTAAGAGGAGGTGAGGGTTTTGTCACTGTTAAAATTCAGGGTAAGTTTATCCGAATAGTCTGCCTGTAAATATTGAATATCCAACTGTATTTGCAGACCACTATCCAACTCATTTACAAGAACGTTAGTGACGTTTATTCTTGGATCGTAATTGGCTACTCTTTTGATGTCTTCAACGATTGCTGCTTGTACATCAGAGGTCATTGGTTCAAACATCATATTCCATATAATGCTGCCGAAATCTGGCTGCATTAATTTTTCCCCTTTTCTAATGGAAAAGTGATTAATTAAGTCTCTTTTAACTAATTCAATATCTGAGACTTTGAACTTTTTTGTTCTATCAACGGTACTAAAACCACGGTATGTATTAAGCATAATAATTTATTTATATAGCAACCACTGTTGGTGGGGAAGGTGAACTAGTCGTGCTGGCAGGAACATCTGCCGCAAGTACATTAATTGCATATCTTCCAGCATTAAAGAAATCGGTGGCGGTATCTCCTCCTTTATTTCTCCAATCTTTGGCAGCATTTGCTGGCAACATGGTGACCATTTCGGATGCTGCTGCTTTCAATTTACTAATTTCAACTGATGATGCTGCTTTATTTGCCTGTTGTTTCATATTATCGGCAACAGGAGTTAGTGCAGTTTTAACTGATTCTGCAGTTGTTTTAGCTGTATCCAGAATTCCTTTTGCTGCGGCTGCTATTGATTTGTCATTAGTCCCGCCTTGCGTTGCTGCTGGCAGCGTTGGGTTTTTGTTTAAAATATCTTGCGCTGCACTAACTATTCCACTAGAACTTAATTGGGCTGCTGCGTCACTGGCAGTTGCACCACTTATTGGTGAAAGGCTATTTTGCAAACCAGATGCTAAAGATGTTGCTGAACTAACAATACTTGCAACACTGGTTAAAGATGATAATGTCGGTGTGGCATCTTGAAATTTATAGGATACTGCCAACATTCCACCAACTATTTCTTTTTTGTCTCCATCTTTAATGCCACCATTTTTAATTAATGCTGTATATTGGTCGCTCAAAAAGCGCTCCATTATTCTATCCTGCGCAACAGTATCATACAAAAATTCAATTTCTGATTTTACCCCACCTTCACCAGTAAATGTAGTATTACCACTAAACATATATCCGTAATTTTTTAAAGTTTTTTGACTTATTGCATACCTACCAATATTTGTTCCAGATTTATAATCCATAGTGTCACTAGTTTGCATGTATGCTATCTGTAGCATAAGAGCACGAACTTCACTTTGCAATAATATAGGAACTGAATCTTTAATTTTCTTTAAGGGTATACCCTTTGGTGCTAGGGGTGTTTCTAAACCACTTCTATCAAGACCTTTATTAAACGCTTTTCCTTTTGATTCAGTAATACCAACATCTACTTTTGA